AATCCCTTGTCTATTCTAAGAAAGAGATATACCAACTACAAATAACAACATTGAACTATTTCTAATTTAATGTTGTTATTATATGTAATTGATATATCCTTTCTATGTTATCCTCAATAGAGGCCCCAGAATCCAGGATCACACTTATAGCGCCAACTAGACTAGCTAGTATTTCTAAGAACAAAAGTATATTACTATACTAAAGGGAAAGTTCTTAATTTATTATTCTCTAAGAGAAGCAGGTATAAGGGGCTGGCTGGGGTCAGGTAGTTATTAAGTCACCGTTGGGCCCTTGTCTTGTTTAGGGACTATCACTATTTCTAGTTTAGGGTGGAAACTCTAATAGTATAACTACTAGCTCTGAGCCTTGTTATTCTTTAATTATAGCACACTTAATTGATTTATTTATGCAAATTAATTATTTACTTTAACTTGTATTTTAATTAAACTATCATCTTTAAGTATATATAAAGGACTTCTATCTTTAATATCATAATAATAATAAAAGTTTCCTTCTTGAAGTCTGATAAGAAACTTTTGTCCTAATTGTTTAACTGTTAAATAAATATATTTATTAGAATCTAAAACATAAAGACCACTAACAAAATTGTCTTCAGTTAATTCTTTAATTGCAAATCCAATTGTTATTACATTATTCATATTATTTATTTGGCTCAATAGTTTCAAATGAAAGATCAACATCTTTTAAAGGAGTTGAATTATATTACATTCATATCTGATAATTTGAGTCAGATCTTTTAATGTTAATGGCATATTAATCTCTCCTCATAATAGCTTCTTGAACCTGATTCTGAAAGTCTATAACTTTATCTAAACTTTTATATTCAAAGCCTAATTCATCTAAATCACAAGTCTCATTTAACTCTAAATCAAATGCTGTTATATTTAAAGTATTATGCTCAAACAAAGATGAACTATACTCATTAAGATATAAATTAATAATTTTTAATCTATCCTTATCTGATAGATGATATAACATGATTAAAGTATTAATTTCCTTTAAAAAGTAATCACTATTAGTTACAACAGCTACTCTAACTTCTTTATCTTTGTATAACCAATATTGTCTAGCAATATTAACTTAAGTCTGTGCAGAACAGTCATTACTTAACTTTAAAATACTATCATGAGTGTCTTCAATGTTTTTATAATCATAAACATTACCCTTTAGAAATAGATGTAGAGACATATTATTCATCCTTAATTGTTTTTAACATCTTTACCCCTTCACTGTTAAAGCCTTTATATTTGCCAATAACAACATTAAAACCATAACATCTTTCTAAGATAGAGCCATTTGTAGATAGATGAGTTACTTTATTATTTCTAACTCTGTAACCAACGCCTCTAAAAGTATAAACTCCATCTTTTTTAGACTTTGCTTTTTCTATAATTAGAGCTTCATTATGAGTATTTAAACCATAATCCCAAATCTCTTTAGGCATATTATTTGTTATACTCTTTAATAAACTTATCAATTGCTAAAACAAGTTGGGAGTTAAATCTAACATCCTTTCTTAACTCATTTAAACTACTATCAACTAAACTATCAACACCTGATAGTAAAGATTTAGCCACCTTACTTTTAACTTGTTCTTTGACTAATTGTTCAACTTCTAACTCTTTAAAAGCCTCCGTAATGCCAGTATTAATAGTACTATTAATTAATTCTTTGTTAGCTTGAAAAGCTTTAGTTATAAAAGGAATAATATTATCTCTTTCACTAAATGTAAATATATTAGTAATTGAGTCTTTAACAGCTACTAAAATCTTATCTTTAATAGCTTGTTCAATGTCAAATGTACTAGTTTTAACTTTAAGCGCCTCATCTAATTTTCTATTACCAGTGTTATTAAAAGTAGTAATAGATTGAACCAACTCATCAACTGTTTGAGTTAATGTAATAACTTGTTGTTCTAAATTTTTAACTGTTGTTTGTGCCATATTAAATATTATCTAACTCTCTTTGCTCCTTAATTTTATTTCTTAGTTCTAACATACCATTATCAAATATTTCAGCAACTTTGGGAAAATCATTTATTGTAATACTTTTATAAAATATAATATGCTCTTTAAACAAATCTTCAAAGTATTCAGAAGTAGTGTATAAACCTTTAGGATAGTCTCTAGAATCACCTAAATCTACAATATCACTTAATACTATACATATATAAGAATTGGCTAACTCAGTTAGCCAATCACTAAATCCTTGTACAGTAGGATAATCAAATAGTTTTTTATAGGGCTTAATACATTCATAAAACTCCTGTTGAACTTCTTCCTTTATTTCAATAGGACATTCCTCTGTTAATTTTTGAAGATGTTCAAATGGCATATTTAAGTAAAAACAAGTATTAATTCCAAACAAGTTTTTGTTAGTTTGATCTTCACATTCAATTGCATCTAATATCCATTTAACATACTCTTTAGCTTTACACTTATTTACTAAAGTCATTAATCTAAACTCCACATTATGTAATCATATAGTTTATTTTGAAAGTCAATTACATCATCAAAACTCTTAACAACAGAGCCAAATTCTTCTAATACACAGTCCTCTTTATGCTCTAAGTCATAACAAGTAATCTTACTATCATCTCTTGAAGAAAAAGAAAGGCCTTTATAGACTTTATATTCTTGACAAACTTTTAATCTATTATGTAAAGATAACTTAGACAACATAATAAGATTATTAATTTCTTTCTTAAAGAAATCACTATTAGTTAAGACTGCAATTTTCTGCTCTTTATCTTTATATCTTCAATATTATCTAGCATGATCAACTTGAGCTTGTGCAGAACAATCATTACTGATATTTAATAAAGTATCATAACTGCTTTCTATCTCTTCATAATCATATACATTGCCTTTAATAAGTATATGTAAACTCATTGTATTTCTTTTTTAATTGCATATCTTTTAAAATTATTCTTCTGAATACATTTAACTTTATTTCTAATCTTTTCTAGTTGTTTTTCAAAACACTCTGATATAATTTTTATTCTATATTCAGTTACAAGTAAATCTAAATCTTGCAAGTCTTCCATAAAGTTATCTGTAAAACTATCAGCAGTTGTTTCTAAAGAATACTGTCTGTTATCTGTATCATGATTTAATATACTTTCTAACACATAGTCTACAGAAGTACAAGCTATATCATTCGCTATTGTCTTACTAAATTTCTTTGTCATTGTATATTATTCTAACTGACTAGTTAAATGAAATAGGCTACAATAAGAACACTTATAAGTTCTCTTATTAAATTTAGCTGCCTCTATTTCTGCTGTATATCTATTAGAATATACAGTTTTCTTAAGGCAGCCTTTTATTGTTTCTTTCTGTAGTCTAAGTAATAAATTCTTTTTATTTCTCATACAACTACCATTCATATAAACTATAAAGAGTATAGCTTATAATTCATACCAGTGCCTAATTATATATGTTGTATAAATAGCTCTATTAGGTTTATTAATGTTAATAACATCAACGCACAATCTTTCATTTTGAATATAACTTTTAACAAACAAACATAGTTCATCTGTTGTTAGTTCACTCTTAGAATTCACACCAACTAAATAAAAAGGTTGAAGTTCAAACTTCAACCTTTCCACATATTCAGCATCTGTCAATCTTTCTTTATCAACAATCATTGTTATTACAATCCTTAATTCTATAATCAAAAAACAATTCTTCAAGTAAATGTTTAGTATAAAAAATAACTGCCTTTTCACCATCTGAATGTTTCTCATTCCAGGCTTTATTAAGAATAGCAGCTTTAGTTTCTTTACTAATATTATACATATTAATGGCTATAAACTGTTCTTTTAACAAATCTAGTTCATCATCAAGTGCACTGTTATAATTATCATAAAGAGACTGAGTAGTTCTTGCAAGCTTTAAATCTTCTAGATAATTTGTTTGTTCTAGGACCCAAGATTTAACTGACTCTAGATCTTCTAGATTTGGTTTAGCAGGTTCAGAAGGAAAAATAGCAGTTCTATAACTATTTTTTATTCTAGAATATCCATCTTCAAATTGTGTGGCATCAAGTGTAGCATTAAATTTGTTCATCTTAATTATTGTATAAAGTTATATATGTAATGAGTACCTCTAACTAGATTTGAACTAGTGATAACCAAAAACTATAAAACTTAGAGGTTTAAAGTTTTATAATTGAACCTATTTATAATATAATATAAAGCAATGGTTCAAATAATATGACAAAAGCATACTTAAAAGAACGACTTCCATATTTATTTGAAGCATATGGCTTTCTTCCTTTGCAAAACTTTCTATTGGGATCTGCAAGAGATATATTAAAACATTCTTTAGAACAAGTTTTTGAATGTTTACTAGAAAGCATTTCTTTATTACATACAATACAAAATACTATCTTTTTGACAAGATTTACCATAACATTCTCTGCTACAATAAGCTTTACCTTCTGAATTAATTAAGGATGATGGTCTTCTGTAAATTGCAGTATTACACATACTGCAAACAGTATTAGGTTTTTCTATTAGACATTGAGTTAAGATTTTTATTATATATAACCTTAATTATACATTAAGAACCTCAGCCACTCAGCCATATCTCTACAACTTAAAAAAAGGAAGGCTAGGGATTTGAACCCTAGAAAGTTTTACCTTTACTTGTTTTCAAGACAAGCACCATAGTCCACTCGGTCAGCCTTCCATTATATTACTTATTTCTAAATAATATAATTATGGAGTTATGTATATGTATAATGAAGAGACTTGAACTATTGACACAATTTCCTCTACCCACTGAGTTACAAGATACATGAGTACATAACTCCTAAGCGGATGACAAGACTTGAACTTGCAAAAATGGAGTGGAAGTCCATAATTTTACCATTAAATTACACCCGCAAATATTATATTACTTATAGCATATATAATAAACTAAGTCAATTAATTATTTTAATGTAATTCTTAAAGTTGCATCATTTGCCCACTTTTCAACTTTAACCTTCCAGACTAACTTAGTATTATATATAGGCTCAAATACTTCTTCAATTGAATGATTTATAACTGTGCCAATTGGCACACCATTTATAAATATATAAACTCTATCTCTTTTAGCATTAACAACGCCTTTATTAATATTAATATATCTTCTTATAGTTTCATTAGGAATTAACATCTTTATATTTCTCTTTTAGCTTTAAAAACAGCTCATACTCTTTTCTTTTATTCTCTTCTTGTATTTGAATTTGTAAAAGCCTCTGTTCTTCAGCTCTTCTCTGTTCATTTATAATTCTTTGTTCTTCGGCCTTTCTTTTGTTTTCTATTATTTGTTGTTTTGTAGCAGCAATCCCTTCTGCAACTTTATCATTACATATTTCTCTAAGAGCCATATGTTGAATATTAGTCTCATCTTCTTCATCCCAATATTCTTCTTTACCATCTATAAGTAAAGTTAATTCCCAATCATCATATCTATAATTATATTTTCTACATTCAGTACTAAATTCATAATTAACAATATGCTTAACAATTTCATCTAATGATTCAGATATATTTATTTGTAAATCAGAATTAGAAGAATCATTATATTCATCCCAAGAATTATGATTAGGTCTATAGGCTATAAGTGTAAATGTTGTCATATTAATTCCCAAAAGTTATCATAAAGTATTTTAGCAAATTCAGGTGGAATATCCTTTATATTAGATAATAGCTTATTACTAAAGTCTTTTAATATAACTTCTTTTTCTTTGTCTGTATAATCTTTTATATCAATATCATTAAATATAGTAATTCTTTCTTTTGAGTTCTCAGATTCAAATAATACTTCTTCATTATCATTAATCACTTTAACATTGTGATACTTATAATTAACATCATATTCAAATACTATTCTAGCTATATATCTAGCAAGAAGATCTTTTAATTCTTGTTCAAATGTCTTTACAATCATATTAAATTTATTCTTATTTATTTAAATAAAAAAGCCCTAGATCAGATATCTCCTACTTACAAGGTAGGCGCATTTGACCACTATGCTACTAGGGCATTATACTTAATATTAAACAGACTTAAAAATGGGCAAGATAGGAGTCAAACCTATGAAGATAAAAATCAACTGATTTTACAGTTAGCGCCCTTTAGCCACTTGGATACTCACCCTTATTATATTATATCTTTATACTTAATGGAACTATTTTATAGGCACTTAGTTTAGGAAAGTTATTATCTAATGTCTTTTGTTCATCATCTGATAAATCATTATAGAATTTACCATCAGACTTTCTATATTCTAATTCTTGTTCAATGATTATTGTATCACCTTCTACTCTAACATAACCATCAACATCAAATCTATTTAGTTCTGTTAGAGGTAACACTTCTGGATTACTAAAGTCATAAATAACAACTTCATAGGGGCCACCCCAATAACAACCTTCTACTATTAGTTTGTTATTAACAACTCCATAGATAGCCGCCCAACAAAAACCATGTCCTTTAAAAGCAGCTTCTGGAAAGTAAACATTAGATGTTTCTGTCTCTAAATTAACAACAGTATAACCCTGATAATCCTCACCAGCAATAAGATACTTATCAAAGAAGAAATGATAAAAAGAGGAGTAGTTTCTTTTAACTGATACTATCTCTTTATTATCACTAAGTCTAGTTACAATACCTTCTGTATAAGTCCAAGTATTAGGCCCAGTAACATATTTATAAATAGTTAATTTATATTTACCACATGGAGATAAAGCCTCATTTTCAAGTTCTTTTTCTATCTCTTCAAATACAGAAGCTTTACCCTCTTGCCATTCTTTATACTTTTCTAAGTCATCAATGAAATATTTGGTTTCCATATATATCTAAATCAGTCCTACTTGCTTTGTATTCATGTCTATTGGCTAATAAGTTTTTAACCTTTTTCTTTTCAACTTCTATATTATATTTAAAAGATATAGTAAGAGGTAAAGAGCTTATATTTGTAATTCTAATTCTTTTATATATGTATCCATATTCTTCACTTGAAGCAATAGTATCAATCATATTATTATAATATTAACTCTGTTAATTATATACTAACAGAGTTAATATTAAACTAATTACTTACCATCAATAATAACAAAGCTGCCATTCCACTTCTCTTTAAGAAGAGCAATGACTTGCAGAGTTACATATTCATTAGTTACACCAACTGAATCAAGCTTTCTTGTTTCCGCCTCAATCTTTGCTAGTTGAAGTTTAGCATTAGCAGCCCTCAATTCACTTTCATACTGAGTTGCTTTAGTTTGAGAAAGGCTAGTCTGTTTTTGAGTCTCAATAAGCTGCATTTGACTATTTAGAACCTGCTCAGCAATTTCTTTAGGAGGAGTAAAACCATTTACAAAAGTAACACTAAGTACCTTAACACCATATTTAGCTGTTTCTTCATTCAATTGTTTTAGAACATTTGCTTGGAAATCAGCAAGAGTTTTTGAAGTGTTATTAAGCTTATTAGTTTGACCAGGAATAGCAATTAGATCATTCAAGGAATAAGTATTACCAATACTATTTACTTTATCTCTAAGTAGGATATATAGAGGCCCTAATGTTAAGCTTTCATCTTCCATCTTCTGCACAGATAGAAACTTTTTAGGATCTACAATAATATAAGAGATGCCTATATTAGAACTCATTACAAAACCATCAGATGTTCTAAATTTAATAGATTCATCTGCTGCTCTACCTTCTGTCATACTATTAGTATAAACATAATTAACAATCTTATTATTAATTTTGTAATATACTACATTCAAGTCATTTCCATAGTTTCCAGTAACAATTTCTGCTTTTTCAAACCCAGCATTATCACCAGCTTTATATACTTTTAATACTGTTTCTCCAGGTTCAGGAACTGAACCACAAGCAACACTAACAACTCCAACAAGACCAGCAAAAAAAGGAATAACTACTTTTTTATTAATCATACAAGTTAAACATCCGCCTAATAAATTTACACAAGAATACCCAAAAGTCTTTAGCTACCTCTAAAAAGATAACTATCAACCCTACACATACAACATATAAACATATGCCAGCAATAATCATTAAATTACTACCTATTATCAATTTAGTTGCAAGGGCTAACAAATAAATAATAGTCATTAAAAATCCGACTACTATAAAGAGTCGGATAAAGAGAATAAAAAAATACTTTAATTTCATTAATCTTTATTCATAAATTTAATTAAATCTTCTAATACATCAAACAAAGATTCTGTTGTAATAGTTTTAATTTCAGAAGGATTAATCCTATCTGTTTTACCTGTTAATATTTCACCATCATTAACAAACTCAATGTCAGCATATTTATCTTTATTCTTATCAGAAGTAAAAGATAGTATATAACTATGTTGACCGTCACTCTCTTTATTAAATTTAAGATCTACTTTTATCATAGTTTTATTAATATTCCATATCTGACATAATAACCTCCTTGTTATATATAAATAACTACTCTGGAAGAAGGATTTGAACCTCCAATTGTACACAGTCAAAGTGTGCTGTCAGACCGTTAGACGTTTCCAGATTGTAGAAAAATAAACATGTAGTAATATACAAAGGGATATATAAGAAAGAGGACTAAATATGGTATAGTTAACACTTTCTTATTGAATCTGCATTATACTCTATGAGAGTTAATAGTATAATACTCAATGTTATAGTCAGCCATACTCATAGAAGCTTCTATAAAATCATATATATATATATTTGTATATCTATTACTACATGTTTAAGAGAAATAGTAGGTAGGGAATTTAACCCTATACTTGTGCCCAATCCATACCACATGCGATCTAATTAACTATGTACACTTGTCAATCATCTTTCATTTTACTGCTTCTTTAGGACCACAACCTAACGCATGATATGAGTGTATATCTTTCCACCACTACTATTTGTTTTAACCAATTATAATATCTAGTAACACAGTTACCTCCTTTATAGTTAGTTGTTTGTTTGCTATTGTTTTAATAGCAACTGTCTAGCCTGGAATCGAACCAGGGACATTCTGATTAAGACCTTTATAGGAATTGAACCTATAATATAGTTAACTATAGTTTTACATTAAACTAAAAAGCCACAGTCAGACGCTCTACCAACTGAGCTACTAAACATTATATTTATAGTGTTTATTATATATTAATAATAAACACTTGTCAAAGATTTGTATTATATGAATCTGAATACATTTTAATAACATTATTTGTTATTGTATTAATACAAGTACAGATAAATATATGACTATAAAATCTGAACAAGTAAAAAACTGGAGAAAGAATTCTAAATCTAGAATTGTAGAATCTATGGGAGGCTGTTGTCAAATATGTAGTTACAATAAATGTCATGAGGCTTTAGAATTACATCATATAGATCCAAATGAAAAAGAACATAGTTTAAGTAAACTTAGAGCAAACTGTGGTTCCTGGGAAACAGTTATAAAAGAACTTAGAAAATGCATATTGCTTTGTTCTAATTGTCATAGAGAAATACATAATGATAAAGCTATTTTACCTAATATATTTACTTCATTCAATGAAGAATTTGCGGATTATAAGTTTAAGCAATATTATGATAAATGTCCTTTATGTAATAATACAAAATTAAAATCTCATAAATATTGTTCTACAAAATGTTCTCAACAAAGTAAAAAGAAATTAGATTGGGAATCTATTGATTTATTAGATTTATATTCTAAATTAAAAACTAAATTAGCAGTTGCAGAATATTTAGGTGTTTCAGATAAAACAGTAGCCAAATATCTTAAAAAACTAAGCCCTTAAATTAATCTTTTTCATTATCTAAACTACCACCACAATGAGGACATTTAGTAATAGTCTTATTTGTTTGTGGTGGTTTTCTTTGTTGTTGAGAAGAAGTCTGTTGTTGTGGTTTAGAAGCAGACTTCTTTTGTTCCTCAATAAACATATCTTGCTGTGTTTTAAAAAACAAACAACCAATAAACATAGCAACTCCTATAGAGATTGGGTCCATATATTAATAATTCCAAACAGATGTAAATCTTTCTTCTGCATTACAAACAGTTTTATTCTGTTTAAATACAAAAGGCTTGCCAAGTTCACCATCTAATAGCTGTTCCTATTCTTTATAGGTTCTAGTTTTAGAAGTTCCAGCCATCACATTAACAGGCCACAAATATACTTTGTTAAAACCCTAAACCTTTGCTGTACTTCATATATCTTTATACCAATAGGGCCGGACTTTATGGCTGACAAATTACAAGTAAACCATCCACTTTACTAAACCCCTAGTCTTGCACTAGCGTTGGATCTGATAAAGATATTTTTATATAAATAAAGTAAGGGATTTGAACCCTTGGTTGCTTAAGTATAGAGTATCTAACCTCACTTAAGCAATCTAGTTAGTATCAACTTTCAACCAAACTCAGTCAACTTTATTTATATGTTTTATATTATTACACATTATAGACAACTAATGTTTCCTACATGGGTTCTTCTCCCAAGTATCTATAAATTATAGGTTCAGTAATAATATTAAATATACCTAATAAAAAAGAGATTTGGCCTCATTATTATTTCTAATAGCAGTATAAATCTCATTTAGCCATAATTTATTAAGTATAAGTTTAACTATATTTTACTATAGTTAATTGTAAGAACAGGATTTGCACCATGCCTTGATCTCTCCAATATAAGCGGAGACTGGTTAATGTATTACTACATATTCTACTACCACATCTTACTAAGAATAACTAAATTAATATTAGTAATATAGTTAAATTGCGGGGGCAGGATTTGCACACTGCCTTGATTTCACCTTATGAGAGTGATTGGTTACTACTACCACACCCCGCCATATTTTAATATAATACATTAAAGTAATATGTTTGTCAAGTTAATATTATTTGACAAGTTATTAAACCTTGTAGTATAATTGCTGTTAATTACTACAAGATTCAATTATTATGAAAAGTATGCATAATACAATTTGGAAATTAGATAAAGATAAATTACAAGATATATTAAATAGCTGTAATACTTTAGCTGAAGTTCTTTTAAAAATTGATATGTCTCTTCATGGAAATAATTACAAAGAATTAAACAATAGAATAAAAGAAGATAGTTTATCTTTAGACAAGTTAAATAAAAATAGAAAAGCAAAATCTTTTGGAGGGATTAATGCTCTTGATTTAGATAAAATATTAGTAGAAAATTCCACATATAGCAGACAAGATCTAAAAAGAAGATTAGTAAAAGAAAATCTATTAAAATATAAATGTTCTATTTGTAATAACCCTGGACATTGGAATAATCAAGAATTAGTTCTTCAATTAGATCATATTAATGGAATTAATAGTGATAATAGATTAGAAAATCTTAGATTCTTATGTCCTAACTGTCACACTCAAACAGAAACTTATGCTGGTAGAGGAAGAAGAAAAGAGATCATTCAAAACAAATGTGTAGATTGTAACTGTAATATACATATAAAATCTACAAGATGTGGTAAATGCTCTAAGATAAATAATAAAGTAAACTTTTCACGTCCTTTAAAATTTGAAGTTACAAAAGAAGAACTACAAGAATTAGTAGATAAATATCCTATGGTTTATATAGGAAAGATATTTGATGTAAGTGATAATGCTGTAAAAAAAAGATGTATTAAATTAGAAGTTGATTATAAAAAGAAAAAGTAAATACAAAAAAAAGAGAGTTAGTGTTTAACAACTCTCTTTTTTTTAATAAATGCGGGTAGCAGGGCTTAAACCTGCGGCCTCTGGCTCCCAAAGCCAGCACTCTTTTCTTCTGAGCTATACCCACTTATTATTAATACTATATATCATCGCAAGCAACAAGATTTTTACTTGTACCAGATATTAACTTCTGGCACTAAACTTAATTAGCTTCTACTTTACTAATATAGTATTAATATACTTATAACACATTTACATTAACATGTCAAACTATTTCACATTCTAATATAGATTCTCTTACAGAATTATCTATAATACTAGTTAAAGTATAAACAGGAAAATAAGAAGAACAACCTTCAACAGTATATCTTTCATCACCTTCTCCTACAATAGAAACAATATCCTTTCTTTTATATTTAGGAGTTTTTATTGTTAAAACAAGAGACTTTATTATAGTCTCTTGTTGTTCTATTATCTTTGTTAATTCTTTATTTATTACATCTTTTAATCTAATTTGCTCTTTTAAATCTTCTATTTTATTATTTAAAAGAGTCAACATCTCTCTTTGAAGGCTTACATCTTTCATATAATAACTTTTTATCTAACAGCTAATTCAACAAGATCAATAAAGTCTGTACACATAGTTAAAGAATGTCCTTGCTCATCTACAAAGTCATAAGAACTAAATAGAGCAGTCCATTCTTCTCTTGTTCTAGGTTCTTTTTTAGAAGAACACTTACACTCATTATTACAGTTAGATGCTTTTTCATTATGCATTTTATTCTGTAATAAATAACCTTCTAACTGCCATAGTTGATTAGCAGCATCTTCTCTAGCATACTTTCTACCTAATTGTATATCAAAGTAATTAGGATCAACACAAGCTCCCCTTCCTGTAATAGTAAAGCCATTATAAATTCTATAACTTATTAATAGTTCTTTATTCCAAAAAATAGTTTCTTGTGTTTCAGCAGTATCTAAAATGTTATTGATTTGATCTTGAGTAACAGTTATTTTTCTAGACATGATTTTTTATTAAGTAAATTATTTATTTATATTAAAATCAAACTTAATTTTTTTACTTTTTAATAAAAGTAAAATGTCTAGTATAAGTGTCACAAACCTGCCAATAATAACATAAAGGGGCTGTCTTTGATATTGAGGGTTGACTAAAATTAAAGTAATTTACAATCTCATAGTTGTTATCTTTTTGAATCTTTTTTAAAGTATCTTCAATAAATAACAACTCAGAGAGGGATCTAATTGTAATTTGCACACCACCAAAAGGATTACCACTTTTATTTACAATGCCACTAATAAAGACTGAATATCTTTTTAATATATCTTCAATATCTGTTGGAGATATACAAACATCAAGATCTAAATAAAGATCACCAACAGCATAAATAGGATCTACATCAAACTCTTGTTTTAGTAAGTGTAGTTCTTTTTTATGCATCTCTAATTGATGATTTATTATTTCTTGATGATGTATATATAACTTAAGAAAGGCAAAAGCATCTTCAAAAGTGTTAAATAAGTAATTATTTTTGTCCTTTGCTGATAAATAGTTGACCCAAGAAAGATCCTTTTCTAATACATTATTAGTATCATCCTTCTTAGTAATTACCCAATTAAATATACTTTTAGACTCAATTACATAGTTCTCAGAACTATCTTGAACTGCAATTAGATATTTACAAGGATATGCATTAATTATAAGATCCTTCATTGTTTAGCCACAATTAGATATAAAAGAAACATATATGTAGAAAGAAATATACATAAGCCTAGATATCCATACTTTCTTCCTTTGCTTTCATGTAATTCAATCTGCTCATTTACAATTTGTCTTACATCTTCTTTATTTATACTTATCATAAAAACATCTTTTTTATTCATATATTAATGACTTTCTATTGTATTTATATTTTTATTAAGTCCATTTCTGAGACTGTTTCAATATCATCTTCACTTGTGCTACCAAGAGGAATTATATTATAGACTGGGTAAGACTGTTCATACATATAGTCTTGAATTACATAAGTAGTATCACTATCAAGAAATATATTTACTTTATCTCCAATTTCAAATTTAGGCTTAACAGTAAGATTTGTAAAATCATTAATAATATGTTTTAATTTATAAATCTTTTGTTGTGCATCTTCAATTACTTTATAGAGTGCTCTTTTATCTTCTTTTAAAACATCAATCTTTATTATTAAATGTCTTATAATATTATCTTTTGTTTCTTCTTCTAAATGATTACTCATTACACTTCTTCTACTTGTTTAGGATCAAAATCTTCATTAATATAATTTAAATAACCCATTGGATTAGATACCAATAATGTGTCTCCAAGCATAAACTTTTTATACTTATAATGAGTATGACCTGTAAACCAAATCTTAGCCCCACTATAAGCAACAAACTCATCTAAGTTAGAAGCATAAGCGGCACTTAAAATATCTTTATGATATGTAGGATCAATACATTTTATAGAAGGAGTATGATGTGTTAATACAGCTATATTACATCCATTAAATACTTCTAAGTATGTCTTTAAAAAATCAACAGATTCATAATGAGCATGTAATAAATCAGAGGGTATAATCTTTTTATAGCCAAAATTACTATTTCTAATTTTATAAAAATCATTCATTCCTTTAAAACAAGCAGACATTGCTAATTGTTGAGGAACAATAGGTTCTAATAATTTATAATCTGTCCACAAAGTACAGCCTAAGATTATCCAATCTTTAAAAATATAATAATCATTTTCTAATACATGTATATTTGTGTCTTTGGCAGCTTCTTTTAACTTATCTATATTTCTAGGCCAGTTAGTTCCATAAAACTCATGATTACCACATATATAAAATATTGGCTTATTAATCTTTTGATCTAACAACCATTTAATAGCTCTTGTTTTAGTATGTATATCACCAGCTAAAATAATACAGTCACTATCAGTATCTTTTATTTTTACAGTACTACTATCTTTATAAAACTCTAAATGAATATCACTAAGAGGTTGAAATCTCATTATTTAATTCCATAATCTTCTAAAATATTTACCTAATAGCATAGTTGCATCATTAATAATCTTTTCATCTCTATTAGGTTGTTCAAACCCTTCTTTGGTATACAACATCATTAATAATCCTTCTAATATACTTTTTAAAATATCACCCCAACTACCTTCTTCAAACTCTTGAGAAGTACTGTCATCTAACTTATAAAATACATATAATCTAGAAACAAGAAATCTAGTTATTGTATCATCCAAATTCCACAGTTCAGTTGTATTCCAACCATAATTACTATTTAGATATTGTATAGTTTCTTCTTCAGAGGCATCATAATCCTTATATCCTAATGTTAAATCATATCTTTCATAGAGGGCTTTTAATCCTTCTTTATAATCCTCAAAGGCTAATAAAGTTGTTAAATCCATAGTCTTCTAATATACCTTGCTAATAAAGTCATACCATTAATATGAATCATACTTTCTTTAGGAGTAAAGCCACTACCATCATGTTCTAGATTAAGTAGAATCATTCTTAAGATATCTTTAACAATGTCTGCCCAACTTCCTTCATCAAGATAAACATCCTGTCTACCTTCAACATCTTCTTTATAAAACACATATAATCTGGGAAGAATAAACTTAAATATAACGTCATCTAAGTTCCAAAGATCAGAGAAAGCCCATCCATATTTCTTTTTCATAATTAGATTTTGTTGTCTAAGCTCTTTTTCTTCTTGACTTATATTAGGTGCATTAGGATCATTCTCTTCTTCTACACCTAATAAATTATATTCTTTATAAATAGCTTCTAAACCATCTAAAGGATTATTATATTTAAGTAACTCTTCTAACGTCATATTTTTTTTAAATTGTTTAAATGGTGTGTGCCAATGATCAAGACTAGGAAATACAAATCCAAAGCCTAATTTAGTAGGTATAACATAGTTATAGTTAGCAGGGCATATGTCACCGCCAAGTATAATATATGTATTAAAAAACCAAATGTATAAGCCTGGACATAATGTGTCTAAACTATAAGCCAAAGATCTTTGTTTAATGTTGTAAAAGGAATCAATAAACTTTAGTAAATCTTTATAAGATGCTTTATGTTTGTTGTTATTAATGAAATAACCACCTTTATAAAATCTTACATTGTATATATATATATAATTAGAAGTTGCAACTGACTTAAAAAACTTTAATTCAATATGATCTTTAAACGCTTTTATAGAAATACAGTTAGCTTGAGGACTATCTATATAAATATTAGGAAGCATATAGTTTAAATCTTGTTCTACCTTTTCTAATAACTTATTCAAGTTATATAGTATTCTAAAAAGATCAATTCTATTTTCATAGAAACTAAGAGATATTACCTTTTTAATATCTCTTAGTTTAGAGAGTTGAATCATAACAGTTATCTATATATCTACAATAATACAATTGGTCATCTTCTGTTGTGAACATATCTCCAACTTCTGTTTTATCATATACTCTTTTTGGAACAACAAAAAAACCATTTCTATCTTTAAATCTTAAGATATATTGTTCTTCTATATGATAATCAATTGGATGATCATATGTATCAAAGCCTTTAATATGTTCTGCTTGTATATGCTTCTTTTGTGATACTTCTATTACTTCTCTTACTTCTCTTACATTAGTAGATAGTGCAGGAAAAGCATAAACATTTAAGCTTAGTGCAAATAATAGACTATATATCCATTTCTGTATTGTTTTCATCTTTCTTAATAACCTTTTTTTCACATTCAATGATAGGGGTTTCTTCTAAGTTATATAACTCATATAACTTAATTGCACAATCTCTATTAGCTTGATAGATAGTTTTATAAGGACCACCCTTATATTGTAAATTATCAAAATGAATTACATAATAAAAGGGCAAGTCTCCTTCTGGATCTAGTCTATGAATGTCCTGAAAGTAGTGATTCTCAGGATTTAATTTTGTATTTAAATTAGAACTATCCTTAAGTAAATCTTTACCAGCAAACATACTAGAAATAGATATATATTCACTTTGTTCAATAGTTGGTTCAACTATAATATCTTTTACTTTTTTAGTTCTGGCCATGATTTTTCTCTAAATAATTAAACTCATCAGCTAATTCAGTTAATAGTTTTAGTCTTTCTCTATATTCTTCTGAGGTTTCAAAGCCTGAATAATCAACATGAAAATCACAATTTAAAAGAGGCAAACTATTATCTAAATTAAAACCAAACTTTTTTATACTATCAATATCTTCTGGTAACTCTTGAGTTAAAATTTCAATAAGTTTACTAATTAAGTCTGCTTTATTATTAACAAAGCAGAGTCTTATTTCTTTACTAAAATGTCTTTTCTTTAGTTTTTTATTATTCATTAATTTCTTTTAAATAATTTAAGACTTAAAAAGGAGTAGTATTTTCTACTACTCCTTTCATTTATTGTTAGGCTAAAACAGGTGCTTTAGAGAAGCTAACAATATTATTTTTAACGTTGCCATTTATTTTTCTGTCATCTAGCTTTTCATTCATAAAACTACTAAGCATGTCTAATTAGTTATTTCTAGCATCGAAACCTTTCAGACCCTTGGCAAATCAGAATAGATTTGAACTATTACCAAAAGTTTTGGAGACTCTTATGCTACCGTTACACTACTGAAATAAGTGGATCTGGGGGCATTGAAGCCGCCGTGTACCAGACTACTTTTTAGACTTCAATAACTTTATTATTATCTAATACTTCTTTATATTTGTCAAGTACTGACTTAGACATTGCTAATATCCAATCTTTAATATAATCTTGATTCCAATCATTTTTCATAAAATTAATACCCATACAAACAAATTGTACATTACCTTCAATGTAACCATAATTAGAATTAATTCTGTCTAAAGAAGCACCATTAAAAGGTTTTACGGTGCTAAATCCCTCAACACCATGAGGTAATTCTAAAGGTAAATTAGATATAGCACACAGACCATTCTGTTTAGCCCATAACTCCTTTAGATATTCAATTGAAATCTTAAATTCTTGTTTAGTCCTTCTAGTTTTTATTCTTAAGAAATAATTAAAGGGTTCAGCAGGTCTTATAGGTCTTATGTTATTTAGATGTTTAATACCTTTTTCAGACTTTGAATATTCTATAGATCCTTCTATAAGTAAATGTTTATTATCTTCATAGGAACATTTCTTAGAACAATAAAACTTAGTTCCTAATCTCAATTTTCTGTTGTATTCTCCTTTGACTATATCTTTAGGATTTCCACAACATTGACATAGTATTTTTATATAATTCATATTAGTATTTTAATTAACTAATACAAATTATATAATGGAAGTAGTGAGTATGTCAAATTAATAAGTAAGCAGTCTATCCATCAGCGCCACCAACTAATATACATAAACATTCATCATAAACTGAATAAGGATACTCAGCCCTTGTTCTCATATTCTTATCAAACTTTACTTCAACACCATCAAATTTAAACACAACTTGACTTTGTAAATGCTTATAATCTTTATAAAGTAAAGCTCTAAACATGTATAATACTAGCTCTTGAGCAGTATATACTGTATTACTCTCACCCATTTGTAATGCATTTAAATGAGATATACAAAATGCTTTTACTTCTTTATCCCTAAAAATAAGACCAGCTACATCATTATAGCTAGCATCAATTGTAAGTACACCATTCATAGTTTTATACTACTAACATTTTGTTTAATTCTTTTATTTAAAAGGCCCTTCATATTCAACTCACCAAAGACTCTAAGATTCATTAAAGTGCCATTTCTAGTTATATGGTTATATTCTTCTAACTGCTCATCAGACATAACATATGTGTATATAACCTCATCATATGTTGGACTATGTATAGAAACAATATTCTTATTAGTAGTCATATTTTTTTTATTAACCAATACAATCACAATAATAATCTGATTCTATTAAATATATACCTTTTGGAATTGCACCAGCATTAAACATGTCATTTAATCTATCAGACCATTCATCATACTTATCTGGCTTTGATGGACAGTTATTTATTGAAGGTATATCCATTTTATATATACCACTATATTCCCATTCAAAGCCGATATGTATATCCTTAACTTTATAATACAATTCAAATAAAGCTTTTAAGTCTTCTCTTGTAAAGTAATAACATTCTATCTTAGCTTTTTCTAAAAATACTCTTAATCTCTTTAGACCTTTTCATTTATTATTAACTATTAATATATGCTTTAAGTTCTTTAACCATATTCTTTTGCTGCTGAACTTCTTTAGACAATTTAGATATCAATCTTTTTTGATATGCTATATAAGCTTCTAATGAGTTTATTATATTCTTATCAGTTCCTGGAAGTAATGATCCTAACACTCTAATCCTCTACATATTTAATATCTTTAAATGCATAAGTTCTAATATCGCCTTTATCTAAGTCATATACTTCCATAAGCCATTGCTCTTCTTTGTGATACTCTGTTGTACCCCATCTTAAAGGACCGCAAGGAATAATATGTCTAATACCTAAATTACCCTTCCAATTTTTATAAAGTATTGTAATTATTTGTTTATTAGATATTTCTTGTTTGTCCATTTTTTCTTTTAGATCTTCAAAACCTGTATTCATTAGCTGTCCTTTACCTGCAATGTTATTGCTATTATGCATTCTAATCATGTTTGGATTCCCAAGTATTAACTAGTAAACCTTTCATTTTACAATAATATCTACATTCACTATAAGACCACTTACTAATTAAGTTTATTAGTTCTTCTTGTAGTTCATATTGATCTCTTTTACTATCAACAATAGAAGCTTCATTCATCCATTTTACCCATTGAGTCTCTAACAATCTAACTTGAGTTGTTAAGAGGCCCCAAAAAGAACTTATCTCATCAGCACCATATTTAATGAATTCTGTAGGTAATAAATTATTATTTATTACAGTTAGTCTTTCTAATAGAGTATTAATAACATTTTCTGTATTAACCTCATAACAAGCATATTTAGGAGTAAAAATCATTGCTCCTATGTTCATCATACAGTCTTGTAAAGTATCTAATAGAAAATATTCAAAATCATCAGCCTTATAAAATCTTTTAACATTACCTAACCAAGCATTAGTTAAATCTACTTGAGCTTGTACTATACAAGTAATATGATCTTTTCTAAGAGTAATAGGTTCATTATCTTCACCATTGTGAGCATGAGTAAATCCTTTACTACCAAGTCCTACTACTTTACTTGTAACTCTTTTAGCCATTTTTTAACTCACTATTTATATTATTTAATTTCTTAAATAAACAAACTTAAATAATATAAACAGCAAATTAATTAAGACTTATAAATCTTTAGGATCTATAGGATCTAAAGCTGCTATTCTTTCATTTATACCTTTACATATACCCTTTACATAAACATAAGCATTATTAGACTTTTTATATTTATAATAAGGCTCTGAAGCATATTTAGCATTTAATAGTTCAGCTACATCTTTACACATGTCCTCAGTAAAGTCTTCTAATTCAAACCAATCTGAGTCATAGTCTCCATCAGTTTTATTGTACTCAATACAGTAATATTTTTCTTCTCTATCTCCAATCTTTCTTGTATAACAATTATATCTATATTTCATATTTAGTTTTATTAAAAGTTATTTTACCTTTAGACCAGTGATCGCCTTTAATTTCAAACCTGCTAGATACAAATTTAGCAACATTGTTTATTGAATCTTTATAGTCAAATTCACCAGCATTTCTAATGACATAGCCTTCAACTAAATCATCATTATACTTTTCTAAGTTGTTTAATTCCTTTATAGCTGCTTCATTATAAACACCTTTATACAATACAGGTGGAGTTTTTATATTTAATATAAAAGCTATATTAAGTGTTTCTTCCCATGACAAACATGTGGTGCCATTCCATGCGCTATGTAATAGAAACAAAGCTTCTAAGTTATTATATTGGATTGTATGAAAGCCTTTCATATTTTCACCAACTAATCTTAAATCAGGCAACTTACCATGCAACAACAAATAATTACTAGTATATAGTTTTTCTCTCCACCAAATATGTAACCAGTCTCTAGACTCATGTGCTTTACTATCTAAAGACTTAGCATGAAATGTTCCATCGTTGTACAAAGAAGTATTCTCACCATCAAATTTTAAAGTAACAATAACCTCTTTATCTTTAAATATATTAGTTGATCTAATAAACTTATCATCCTTACTTAATACTTCAGACCAAGGTAGATGATATATTCTTGGCGCTTTTAACTTAGTCATAATTTATTGGTGTACTAAACTCACTAAAAACATTTTGTAAAGACCTTAAGTTTTTGCCACTACCTTTACTCATTCTTCTTGTGGCAGCTTCTTTATCCGCCATTGTTTTAAGTGCATTAAGAAACTTTATATTTTTATGAAAATCAACAAGAGGTACCTTAGTACCCTCTTTAAGAAAGTCAATTAAGGTTTGACCATCTACAAGTTCTCTATGTAAGAAACTATCAATTACTTCATCAAGAGTTAGCAAATCTTCTAAACACTCTTCTTTAGTCCTTATATATAAACATCCTCTTCATAGTACTCTGGTATAAAGAATTTATTGTTATCAATCACTCTTTCAAACTTCTTAAACACTTTATACTCAGCATTAGTTAATTCTTTAATTGAGTAACAATCTAACCATTGTTGATAGCTATAATAATCAATCTCTTGATTACTACCAACTCTATGACAACAGCTTTTATACTTTGCAAATGCCAACTTAGCATCTCTACATATTTCAATCCATTCATTTAAAAGCATAAGTAAAGAGCATTGAATATTTATTTCATCAGCCCAACTTGAACTATATGTAATTAATAATTTAGTATCTTTCATATCAATCAAATATTACCAAATAATCTTTTTTAGTTATAGGATTAGTAACTACACAAGGTTTAATAGCAATTAGCTCATTCATTTGTCTATCAGCAGTTTCCCAAATTATATCTGCAACTTGTAAGTTTCCATACTTACTTTTAATATCTAACAAATATTTAACAATATCATCTATAGTTTGTAGTTCTTCCATTATTTATTTGTCATTGTAAAACATTATATTATCAATTACATCATAATAAAAGAAGTGTGTTTTATCACATCTAACACACTTCTTAGCAACCACCCATCCATATCTATAGCCAAATATCCAACTATGAATATTTAATCTACAAAGAATATCTACTAATATATTACCTCTGTATAAAGACAGCCACTTTCACTAATACAATCTTTATGAGTCATGTAATGTAGTGGCTTATATTTTTTTTATTTTTGCTTTATGCTTGTTTCTTATTAACTTCATTTATCTCATACCAAAAGCTAGAAAAATAGAATTTATTATTAATAATATACTTCAAACTTTCTAAGTTATCTGGTAAATCAATAACAATATTATCTAATCTTCTAGCTTTAATTATTCTCATTTTAATGTATTAGAGTAGAACTATTTAAATATTTTATAAAGCTATTCCAAGCACTCTCTTTAGAAGCATTAAATTGATATGTATCACAACTGTCTGGAAATATATTAGTTAATATATTCTCAAAGCACCAACTACCTTTTTTACTCCATGAAGTATCTTCTTTTACTTGATAGACTCTAATCTCTAAAGCAGATTCATTATAGAACTCTAAATATAAATTAATATAAGCCTGAGTTAGATCAATACCCTGACTTCTCTTTTTATTAATCATAGTAAAGTTATATTGATCTGAACCAAAGCCTCTATTATTCATTAGATTTTCTGCCAACTCTTGATAAAAAGGAATCTTACCTTCTTCTATATTTATAAAGAAGGTAAGATTTGCTGTAACCATATAATATGTCTTCATTAAGTTATTAAGTATTTATGCTTAACGGACGGGACATGCCCCTTGACAAGAAGCACCTAAATCAACATCATCAATATCAACATTAGCTCTTAAAGCTGCTTGTTCTAATTTAGCTAATAGATCTTCATTGACATAGAACTTGCCATCTTTAACCCACTCAGACTGCTTGAAAGAAGACATCATCTTGTTATAGACTTCTTCTGTTATTTCTTCATTAGGAAGAAGAGGATGATTACCACTGTAATAAGATAAGAAGGCCGCATTAATAAATCTAAACCAATTCTTTTCTTGATGTAACTCTTCTGCTAAGTTATCCCATTCATCTTCTTTAGCTGTAATAGTAGAAGACACCATATGATCAACATAACAATCAGTAAATCTAAGTACATTTTGCAACTGTCTACTAGCACTTACACTACCTTGAGATTCAACCATACCAGAGTTAACAGGAAACTCAAATAAAACTGCATTAGAATTGTTAAAGGCTTCTTGTTTATCCTTATCAGTTAGAGATCTAAAGTGTTCAATTCTACTCCAAACATCTTTAAACTTTGGCTCATATTTTGATTTAGTAATATTAAACCTAACTAATAACCTTTGAAATAATCTAATAACATTATTATTACTAAACACTTCAACTTGATCATTATATAGTTTAAGTAAATCATAAGGAGTTGGAATCCAGCTAAAGCCCTGATCTTTTAATGTCTTAGCAAGAGCATCATTAGCGCCCATTTGAATTCTATTAATATAATAAGGTGCCCAATCCCAATGAACTCCACTAGAAGAGCCTAATACTTTAGAGCCAGTATTATGCGATTTAATACCACCTTGATAATACCAATGAGGATCATCTACTTCTATATCATAAGTGTTAATTAACTCTTCTAATACTTCAACACTATCAACCTTATAAGGATTTTTATGACTCTTATCACTTGAAATAATAAAGCCATTTAATTTAGCTTTAATACTATTACTGTTAATAAAATCAATAGCTCTATTAGTTGAATAAGTTCTACTTAACTGTAAGTCATAATAAATGCCAATACTTTTAGTTGTTTCTCTTGTATAATCATAACAACTAAATGATAGCCCTACTGCTTCTCCAACTTCTTGTAACATTCTTGCAAAGTTTTCATTCTTTGTAGTAATACTACATCCTTTGTTTTTAAAGCAGCCATCATTATCTAAATAACCACAAATAAAAGATAGTAAAGCTTCTCTACTAGATCTTCTAATAATAAGAGGAATAGTAAAGTTTTTTGTCTTTAATAAACCATTAAGCTTTAAATATTCAACTAAATCTGTAGAATTAATATTTACCCTATACATATCTTTTATTTTATCTTTTGTAGCAACAGTAGAAATATTAAATAAACTATTGCTTAAATCAACAAACTTTTGTACTACTTCTATATATCCTGAATAGAAACTAATTGCATGATTAGTTACACTACCATTAGCAAATACACTAGCAACCCACCAAGATAAATCATTAGTTATTTCTTTAGGAAATAATAAATCTTCTTTTCTTAAATGATTATATTTAGCACTGTAATTTGCTAGTAATTCATTAGTTACTTTATTATAAGTATCTAATTCAATATCTAATACATCGCCTTTCTTTAAATTAACAGCATTTTTCCATAAACCATTTACACTAAAAGGATGTTGGAGTGTAAATACTAATTCTCTTCCATTGTTTAGTTTAATTTTTACAACTTTAGATAAGCCGTTATTATATACACTTCTAATAGAAAATCCTTTAGTTGTTGTATTGTTTGTATCAACTTTATTAAAACCTAATTTAGATACATCTCCGATCTCATCAACTCTTAATAAACCTTCAGTTGTTGTTCTTATATGTGAAATTTTTCCGCACCCCTCTGGTTTAATACAACACACCATTAAGGGTCTTTCAATACCTAACTTATTAGCATATGTAGTTGCTTCATCATTAGCCCAGTCATTTAACTTAGTCATTAAGTCTTCTTGTTCTGTATAAGACAAATCTAGTTTATTAAATAATTGAATCCAACCAGTGACTGACACTCCCAACAATCTTTCAGCTTTCTGAGTATCATCTAGTTCAGCTCTAGGCATAGTAACAAAGGTTTGTCTTGTAGCTATTCTAACTGTAAGTTTAATAGCTTGTTCTAAAGCTTTCTCATCTAGCTTATAACCAGTAACTGCACATAAATCATTATTATTACATTTTTTAATAACAAATTTATTAATTGGAAGAGTTGTTAAATTGCAAAATCCAGTTCCTTTACCATCTTTATAACCTACAGACAAAATTATTTCGTGGCATGGGTTCGTACAAATATCACAAAAATATTCCCAGATTTTCTTAACATCAAAATCAGGTCTGTGCTTTCTAACAGCTAACCACTTCTTACCAACCATCTTCAAATAGTTAGCAAAGCCTGGATCACCAGCATTAGCAATTACTTTAAATCTTTCTTTTAACCATTCAACAGAAGGTTTGTACTTATCAATAAACTTGAATAAATCTTCTTTAGAAACATCTGGATTGGCTTCTAGAAACTCTCTTAATTCAGATAAATAAGGGGTGCCTAATGCTTCAGTATTATTACTTTGAATTCTATAATACTTACCCTTTAAAGTAGGATCATCAAATAGGTTTACCTTAGCATTGGCCATTAGGTCATCACCTTCTTCAAAGAGACAAAGTAATGCAGATCTTCTAGTATTACCAGCTACAACACCCTTAGCAATAGCACAACAAATATCTAAACAATCAATACTTCTAAGCTTACTATCCGGACATTCATTAAAGATATCAAAGACATCTTTAAGCAAATTCTTTAATGCTTCATGACCACTAGCCGTGCCACCAAAACCATTAATTCTCTCACCTAATGGTCTAACAGAATCAAAATTAAATGAGATAGACGTATCTTTATTTATACAAAAAGCTATTTCTAAGAGAGCGTGTAAAGCATGTATCCATCCTTCTCTACTATCCCCAACCTGTACAATAGTTGCATTCTTAGAATAACTTACAATGGTACTTTCAATTCTCTCATGTTTAGGCTTTGGGTTATAAGAATCAAACAATATATCAAACTTCTTAATATTTGACAGCTCATTAATATCAGAGCCAAACACTCTAAATCCAACACCAGTACCAAGCATTAACAGTTCAAATACAGTTGTAAAAGCTTCTATTCTATTAATAGCTAAAGCTGAACAATTGAAGGATGAAGCAGGATGTTTTTTATTAGCTTCAGTGCCTGCAATCCACATACTTCTACCAGAAGGCAGAGCTAGTAATTTATTCATATGATCCATCATAGTAGATCTTTCTAACTCATACTCTTGATCACTAATAATATCTTTAACAAGGTCTAAATTAGCATCTACTACTCTTGCATTTCTTTCTACAAATGTCTCTCTTCTTTTTTTATTTGGCAGCCATCTTCTATATGTTCTAATATCAACAATAGAACCTACAGGACCAAAGTCAGGTTTAATATCTTGTTCTTCTTTATTTAACTCAAATTCAACTAACATATAAATAAGTAATAATAATTTTATCTTTTAAAGACAAACTTAAATGTATTGATAAGTTAACACAGCTTTTATTACAATTTTATGTAATGTGTTAACTTATCAATTAGATCACTATTTTACTTTCTTTGTAGTTACTTCTTGTTCTTGTGTATTTTTATAGTCAATGGAAGCTGCAGCTTCCATTGGAATAAGTGTTACTACTCTTGTCCAATTTCTTTGAGCTACCGCTTCAATTACATCTTCTCTATTCTTATGAGTTGCTAGTTTAATAGCCTGAGCACCTGGCCCTTTAATTCTGATCTTTTCTTTACTAACAAAGGTTACTTTAAACCCATCAGGAGTAGACTCTCTACTAGAAATAATAGCAACATTTCTCTTTAGATTATTAAGATGTGCCGACTTAAGTCTTCTCTCATCAGAAGCTGGTCTTTTATTTTTATTACCTTTTACTGGTTTAGCCATGATATGTATTTCCTATTATTTTTATTAAATTATGTTCTTTGAGCTATATATTTTTTAAAGGTTACACTATTAAAACTTTTAGTTGTATTAGGTAAAACTGACAAACAAAAGTCTAAAATGATTTGTCTTTCCTTCTCATTGCTTATCTGACATATATGATTTGCCAAATAAATAAAATCTTTTTCTAGTCACATTGTTATAGTAAATATAGTAATTTGCTACTTAACTAATAAAACTTAAAAAGCATATTAAATGTCTAATACTTTTAAATCATATTTATCTAACAAAGTATTGTCATTTATATATAATAAACTATACTCTACACTGTATTTAAAAGATACATTGTCAAACAACTTATCATTTATAAATTGTTTTTTAATTTTATATCTAATATGTGGATTTAAGTTTAAGGGTGACCAAGTATCCTCAGGGCTATATTTAAAATCTTTTAAGAGATATCTATCTTTTAATTTAATTATAAAGCCTAGACTAGAACATTTCTCCTTATTATTTCTTTCACTGATCATATATACTAGATCAGTATTAAGAAACATAATTAAGCCAGTTAAATCTGATTCAGAATATGGCATTAATCTAACAAATAAATAAAGACATTCTTTATTTATTTCAAATGTCAAGTCACCATCTGCTGTATATATGTTATTAAAAATAGAATCAGGTAGAAGATAATCTAACACTTTAACTTGATCCTTTGTAACAAGTCCTTTATAAAATGACTTGCTAGTTATTTTTATATACTCTTCTATAGACATTGTAAAAGGAGCTGAATATGTATAATATTGAGCCTCTGAGTTTTGCATAAAATAATAATTATTATCTAATCTTACTTTTAGCAATACATTATAAACATCTCTACAAAAATCATGATCTAAAACATGATCCTTTAATTTTACATTGAGACAAAATAAAACTCCATCAATTTCTTCTAAAGTTATTTGTTTTTTCAGACGTAAAAAAACAGATGCTTTAATAGGAAACTGATTAATTTTATTTTTTATTGTATCTAGTCTTATTAACTTCATTATTTATAAGGATTTATAAGGTTATTTTATGTCTATAACTATTAATATAAAACTCTTTTAATTTTTAGTTAAAAGAGTTTTATAGTATAGAGCAATTGCTATTGCATCTGCTTGCCCATCATTTTTAGGATTAAAATCTCTTGTTAATACCATACTCTTTCTTTTTGTTGGTTTAAGTTTAAGAGGCAATCCTGGATCAATAACATTTTTAAGAACTATTGATTGCCAAACTCTAGGTTCAACTTCAATTATTTCAAAATCTAATGTAGACAATATTCCCAACAACATTCCAAAGTTTTTCATAGTGGTTTTTGCTGATTTAGTACCATCTCTACCACTCATTATAGTTTGAGTTTCAATAATAACTTTATTAGTTAATAAACTCCATTCTTGTAGTTTAGTATATATGTTTTTACCATGTAGCCAAGTCTTTTTATCTTTTTTATAAGTAGGAGTATTAAGAACTTCTATTACTTTATCTGTAGTCAAATTATAAAGGCACAAGGCACCTTCTAAACCAGGATCTAAACTTATTACATACTTGTTATTATCTTTAACAATTTTATTACTAGATTGCATACAAATACTTTACATATTGTTAATACTGTAGAGTATATATTAAATTAGAACAAAAGTGAAAAGATATTTATTCTTTCCAACATATCAATCTGATTGGTTTTTAGAACCACAGTATGTATTATGTGGCAGTCCCATAACGGCTACTTTATCTCCTGTATCTAATGCAACTACTTATTTATGGGAGCAAATAGAGCCTAATCCCCTAACAGATCCTGTAACTATAATTCCAAATAACACAAGTAAAAATGTAATTATTATTATTCCAAATAATATACAAAGTAATATTAGACTTAGAGTAACTTTAAATGGAGACACTAATAATTACAAATTTGTAGATATCGTTCCTTTATTAGTTGATAACATTAATAATTTTAGTAAAGGAGGTTCTTTATTAGCTTATAACAATACATTAAATGATCCTATCACTATAACTTTAGCACCCTATCCTCCAGATGGTCCTCAAGTTATACAATATACTAATAATAATCAAACAACAGGAATTAGATTAAACAGTGTAAATTACACTTATAGAAATACATTTGCACAATTTATTGATGTAATAGACTCAAATAACAATACAACTTCTGTATCAGTATTTAAATCAATAACAGACTTAACAACGCCTGACACTAGACTTAATTTAAATGTTAATACTAACTATACTTTTATAAAAAGATGGTTAGACATTAAAGTATTATCTCAAGAATTAGAAGGCAGTAATCAGCAAATATTAATGTCTTACCCTAATTATATAGCTGATGAATATGCTAAAACTTTTAATAAGGGCGCTTCTTTATTAACATTTAATAGAGTACCTTTTACAGTACAAAACATATTTAACTTAGAAGATATAAGTAGTAGTAGTAATTTTAATAAAGGTGGCTCTTTATTATCATTTAATAGGGTACCTTTTACAGTACAAAACTTATCAGATAATAATGATAATATAAGCAGTAGTAATTTTAATAAAGGCGCTTCTTATTTATCATTTAATAGGATACCTTTCACTTCAATAATTATAGGATAAAACAAATAAATGAAATTATCAGGCCATTTAACTTTAGAAATAGTAGATGAAATTACTGGCAAAGTAATAGAAAAAAGAGAGCAAGATAATATAATTACTAATTTTGCTTATACTGAAATGGTAAAGAATGATAATATATTTCAGTGGGCAGGAAGAAATATATTTATAAGCACAGAAACTGCTACTCCTGTGAGATCTAAAACATCAATTCAATGTAGTGGAACCGCTTATCAAGGTTCTGGACAACCTGCAATTCAAGCTTTTCAAAATGCTAATCCACCTTATTTTGTAATAACACAAAGGTTAGATGCAGTAGTAACTCCTAGAACATTTCAAACAGTTGGATTAACTCAATCTAGTGTAGGTCAAGTTGCAAATACAACAGTAGCTCCTTGGGCATATTTGTTACTTAATACTCCTTGTACTCAACAGGCAGAACAAATTATAAATTTAACTTATAGAGTAACAGTACAAAATGCAACAGTTCCTGGAGTTTCTATAATTAAATATCCAAGATGGATAAATGATGTTTGTGATGCATTAGTTAATACTACATTTGAAAGATATAACTTCTTATATAACACAGTAGTTCCAGCTTCTTTAGATGAATATAACTGGCAGTTGTTGTTTGTAAGTAATAGGCTTAGTAGAACAGGAAGCACAGATGGTTTTAGCCAACCAGCATCTGGAACTTTTATATCAGGTCAGAATCAAAATACTTTATTTTATAGATGTAAACAATATTGGACTATACCAAGAGACAATAATAATTCTAGATTTTCAAATGGAAGAATATTTAATGGTTATTTATGTGGAAATAATTTTACAACAAAAACTGCAACAGGAAACAGACCAGAATCAGATCCTGGAAATACTTTTTCAGCTCATAAACATACAACTTTAAATAATGTAACTTCCAGTTCTAATTTGCAGTCAGCTTTTGCTTATAGTGCAAATCCTAGAGATGATTTAGCTGGCATGTTTATACCTGATAATAATCCTAGTGGAACAGGTGTTTTACAGTTTTCAGAAGATCCATGGACTGAAAAATGGCCTTCTATATATAGAATAAGAATAACTGAAGGAGGCCCTGTTGGAACTGCAAAATTTGTACTTGGAGTTAAAAGATTTGGAGGACATTCTGCTGATGCAAATTTTACTTATAGTGGATCTGGTACATCATTTCATCCATATATATATGCTGCATTACAACCTTATCCTAATTGTCATGGTTGGCAATATGTAGCACCTATTATTGCTTGGGATAACTATTTAACAGTACAAGCAGATCAAAATGGACTTAGTATAATTAATCAATTTACAGGTCAACATTGGGATTTTGACAGTACAAGACCTTCTCCATTTACATTATCTATTACACAATTTAGACAGTTTGCATTAGATCAAGCAAGAAACTTAATTTATGTTGCTGATTCTGTTACTGGATTATGGAAAATTAATATAACAAACATAAACAGTCCTGTTATAACACAAGAATCAACAACCCCTACATATGCAGTTGATGTTAATGTTAATGGAGTAGTTTATGCTTTTATGAATTTAGCTACAACTGCTCTAACTTTAACTAGTTCTGCTAGTAGTTATACTACTAATTTAAACTTTACAACTGTTGCTTTAACAACTTCTAATTGGCTTAATATACATATTAATAAAATACATGCTGATACTAGGATGGCTATCTGTGTTAGAGATAATACAGTTACTAATGGATTAAGAGGAGCTAGAGTATATTGGTGGAGTTTAGCTGGGGGCTCAAGTGCTAATAATATAACAACAGTACAAATATATGTGGGAGAACATCAAGCTAATTATGCTTGGTCTAAAGGAAGTGATAATAGATTATGGAGTGGTGATGGCACTTTATTATCCTTTAACAGTAGTACTATTATTAGACAGAATCCAGGAGATTTATCACAATTAAATTTATTACCTCAGTATGGAACTGAATCATATAGACAATTAGATGGAACAATAAATACGACTAACTTATTTGGAAATGCTTGTGTTGCACAGGATTATTGGGGTAATTTTGTATCTAATAATGCTAATGGAAACATACAGTTAAGTAGTACAGGAGCTTCTGTTGGAAGTTATAATGAAAATACAAAATATCCTAGAATGCATATTAAAAGAGTGTCATTACCTAATGGTATAGTTTTAGCAGATACAGTTAGTTCAAATTATCTTACAACTGGAAGTAGTAATACTTTATCTAGTTGGATTTGGTATAAATGGAATGGTACTAACTGGATTCCTTCTGTAACTTATAACAATAATACAGGAGATTTCACTGATACAACTGGAAGTGATACTAGAACTACTAGTAGTTCTTTTATAGATTTAATTGATGGAATAAATGTTAGATTTGAAAATACTGCAACTGGAACATCATTTGTAGCTAATGAAGTATATGATCAATATGTATGTCAAGGTTTTATGAAAACAAATGATACATCTTTATATATTGAGAATATAACAGCATATATACAACCCTATTTTGAAAAAGTAACATTAACTCCAACTATAATTACAGCCCCTAATAATTATGGAGTAGTAGTTGATGGAGCACCAGGAAACTTAGGATTAAGTAGTGCAGTTTCTGCTACAACAGAAAATGCTTTATGGCATTCAATATTACCAGAATATGCTCCAAACTTAATGAGATTTACTATAGATGGAACACCTATTACAGGTATTTTTAGAGAAACTGTAGAAACAATTCCTACTCAAGCATCTCTTACAACTGGACAAGTAATTGTATATAGAAATGGTTTAATATTATGTTCTACTGCTGATGTAGGTAAAACATTAGCTGGTTATTTCAGTTATGTAGCTAGGAGTGATTAATTAAATCTTCTTTTAGCTTTAAATAACCAATAAGTAGTAATAATATAATTATCATAATCAATAATTACACACACTCCTCTCAATGTACTTATATATTTAATATATTTAGTATTTATTAAATCCTTATCATAAATAGTAAAAGAGAGGGCCTTTATAGCCCTCTTTTTAGTGCCATATACAATAGCAATCCAAATATATTCAATTGGGATTGCTCTCAAATCACTTCTTCTTTGAGCGTGTTCTACATCTTTAGGAACACCTCCAAACTCAGCCTGATTAACTAAACAATTTTCTTTTATTAGTTTATCTTTGTCAACCAACTGCTTTATCTTTTTCATACTCATTTAATAACAGTCTCCGAGCTACTAAATATGCTATGTAATCTTGTATATTAGCAACCCTAACATTATTAAATGCCGCTTCTTTTATAAAGCTTATAGGTTCTTCTTCATTAATAAAATTATAACAATCATTAAATATAACACCATATTGCTTTAGAAGATCCTTATTTATATCCTTTTCAAATATATCAAGAACTGCTTTATCAATTTTGATTATATGATCAATAACATAATCCCATGTTATCTCTTCGTCTACAAAATTTAATAAATTTACATAACCAATAAAACAATTTAATGCATTGGTTCTAGGCTGCAGTGTTAAAAAACTTAGTAGCTTATTAACTTTTGGGTTCATTTATTTCTACTATTCCTTAAATAATTATTAGCCATCCACAAGGGACATTGTTTTAATCTATTCTTTATAGAAGCATTAATCAGAACAACTTTAGTTCTTTCTTTCATTATACATTTGGGAAATAAGCCAAGCTTTGATACTTCATTTATGGTAAATCTAGGAACACCTAATAAAACACAATCTAATCTTATCTTTTCTAGTCTAAGTAATAAAGACCAGAAATATGTAAATAACATATAAGGATGTGTATCTCCATTTATTATTTGAGTAAAGCTATAACTATCTTTAACTATATGTTCATTCTTAACACTAAAATAATAATAGTTTAAACCTTCTTTATTTAAAGTCTTTTTTAATCTATTAAACCTTTTAAAAGTAACTTCCCACATATTACTGTAAAAAGAAACTTCATCATCAAATACTAGATCAACACAAGAGTGAGTTAATAAATTTCTACTTATAATCTCATTTATTATAATTAAGTAGTGAGGATATAACCTATGTAATACTCTATGTTCATAGACGCACATCTTTTGTAATCTTGGTCTTAATAGATTATTAATTAAGTTTATTACATGTTCATCTTCTTTAATAGACACTGCAATTAATACAAAAGGTATATATAAATCATCAGCAGATCCACACTGAACTGATATACAATTAATAATGTTTGGAGTCATAAAAGTCTAATATTTTAGTAGCATATTGATAGTTAGTTTTTCCTACACTATTATACATTACTTCTCTATTAGCCTCGTCATTAGTTACTTCTATTAATTTAATAAGTTCAACATGCTTAGATAAATCATCAATATACAACTGAACAAGAAAGTCATTAAATCTAATCTTTTTAGATTCAACTAGCTCTTTTGTTAAAAGCCCCTTACATAATAACTCATTAATATCCTTTGCTCCATCAGGTAAAAATACATAATAGTTATTTTTAGGATTTAGTATAATCAGATTTATTATTTGAGGAATTAAACAATTATAAGATTTATAGTTACCTCTTTCATCTTTATCACTATCAAAACAAAAGCATATATTATTAAATTTTTTAAGTTTACTAATATGATTTAATAAACCTTGAACACCTAATATTCCTACAGACTGCATACCTAATTGATATAAAGAAATAGTATCCATAAAACCTTCAGCAATGTAAATACTATTACTATTATATAGATCTATAAATTGTTCTAATATTAATGTACTTATACTAGTTTGAAGGTTCTTATATCTAGGTATAAAATCATTTTCTGGTCCAACATATCTACCAACAAAAGATTCAATCTTATTTGACATTAAAGGGAAGATTATCCTATCAATAAAAAACTCTTTATTGTTTTTGAATAAACCATATTTAATTAAATCTGATCTATTAAATTCACCTCTAAGAGAAGTGCCAGTAGCATAACCAATACCTATTATATCTATTACATCTTTTGTAAGACCTCTATTAACTAAATAGTTTAAAGAGGGCCCTTTTAGATCATTAATATAAATACTGTTTATGCTTGTATAAAATAAATTCTTTTGCTTATCTTCTTCTGATAAAGAGTTTCTTCTTGCTATATTAAACTTAGTTGTTAAATCTTTTATAGAGTCTTTAAGTCTATCTTTATCACCAAAAGTTAGAAGAGCATTTAGAGCAATTACATCTGCTTTAAAGTTACAAGAAGCACTATAACAGTATACAAACTCATTATTTATTACAGAGGCAGATTTAATCCTTTTACAGCAAGGACAGTCTATTCTTTTACTATATCCTGTTGATAATAGATCACTTATTTTTACCTTATTTTTAATATCATTAATTAGATTTCCCACTTATAAACCTTAAGTATTCTGGATCAATGAAACAGCAGCTCTCAAAATAATCTGGATTACCAATAACTCTAATATTTTCTATATTAGTATTTCTAGAAAGCCCTACATATGCCATGCCACTTGTTCTACCCATAAAGGTATCTTGTTGGCCCATACTAATTTGTAAAGCATCTGTAGTTATTCCTTGTGTACTATGAATGGTACAAGCAAAACTTAGTCTTAGAGGGATATAGTTAATACTACCTTCTTCTAACATAGTATCAGGATTTAACACCTTCTTCTTTACATATTTAACTAATATAGATTTGCCAGTTCTAAGTAAATTAACAAGAACACTATCCTTAAATAACTCTTCAACAACCCCCATATCTCCATTAGCTATAAGGCCCCCATCAGTTACAGTATTTGTAATACATCTAACTAATACTCCAACCTTTAACACAACAGGATCTAGAAAAGAATTCCAACTATTATCAACCTTACCTAACTTATATCCTTTATAAGTATACTCTTGATAGTTATCAATCGCCTTTAGTCTAGCTAAGTTATAGGCTTCAACTTTAGCTTTAGTACTAAATAAAGTTATGCCTAAAAAATCTGATTCAATGTCTTTAACAAAACAATTATTATCTAATAACATTTGTTTTATCTTCTGTGTCTTTCCGAGTCTTAGATCATTTAAAGCGTCTTGAAAATCTTTATTTGTTTGTCTATGTATAACTGTTAGTACTTCAGTATTGAATCTATCTTTATACATACTTTTAAAGTATGGCTCTCCTTTAACAGGTGGTAGTTGAGCAATATCTCCAGTCAAGTATAACTCTAGACTTCTATGTGTTGTACCTCCATACATATCTAATACTTTAATCAAAGTATCAATATAGTCCCTAGGTAACATGCCAAACTCATCAATTGCAATACCATTATAATCTTCAAATAAGTTGTTTAATCTTTTTGTTAGCTTACCTGAAACAAAAGACTTAAGTAGATTTGTTGAATCAATGGCACCTAACAAAGAATGAATAGTACAAGCACTTTCACTTAAATTTACACTAGCAATTCCAGTACTAGCTGTCAATCTAAGATTATTAATACTCATCTCTTGCTTAAGCTTAAAACTTTTACCACTGCCACTAGGACCAGTTACAACCTTTATTGTAGTATTCATTAGTACTTTTATATTTAAATATTTAACATCCTTAATAACCACTTAATATTTTTATAATAAATCTTCTAATGAAATACTATATTTTCTTTACCATATACTTCAGTATATGTATCTATTCTCTTTTTACTTTGGCTTGCAGGCCAGCCAATAGGATCTATAAAGTCTATAACTTCCCCATATGTTTTAGTAAAACTCTTTCTTAAAACTCTACCAACTCTTTGTAATAACAATGTTGGAGAAGAGTTAGCTGCAGCTAATACAACTACTTCTAATGAAGGCATGTCTGTTCCTTCAGTTATTATATTAGGGCCTGCAATTAATATACAATTAGGGTTGCTTATACTACTAAGTCCTTTTGTATCTCCACCTTTAACAATGTATACAAGTTTATGTGGATAAGCTTTTTCTATTAAATCTTTTAATATTACCGCATGATTATTCTTTTCAGTATTAACCTTATTAACAATAATAACAGTAGACTTATCAAGTTGAACTAGTTCAACAATAAGATCATTTCTGCCCTTATTATTTATAATTAGACTATCTATTTGTTTATTATAAGCAAAATTACTAAAGGTACAGTTAATAAACTTACGACTACAATAACCAATTGGAGCCTTATATATATTAATTTTTGGAGTAGATATACAACCTAATGCAATAGCTTGTTTCTCCGTTAGTTCATATAATAAAGGACCATATAACTTAGTAATTAAGTTATTAGTTTCTACATCTTCTGTATATGGAGTAGCTGATAAAGCTGTAATACATTTAACATTAACTAACATATTATATAAATCAATGCCAGACTGATTTATATATTTATGACACTCATCATATATGACATAATCAATTAAATCTAAATTATTAATCTTAGTTAAAGTACCAACTAAACCCACAGTAATATTAGCCCATATAGGATATTTATTACCATCACCAATAGTTGTTATAGTTAAGTTTGTATCTTTTAGATAGTCAACCAAGACATCATTTATTTGAACTAATAAGTCTATCTTACTAACAACAACTAATATATGTTTTACTTGTGTTTTTCTACACAGTTCTGCAATTATTCTAGTTTTGCCTGTACCAGTTGTTAGTTTTAAAACACCACTACCCTTAGTTAATACTTCTACTATAGACTCCATTTGATGTAAATATAAGTTAGAAGTCCAACCTTTTATAAAAGGTAAGGGGGAGTTTAATAGCTCCCCCTTAAAAGAAGTATTAGATAAATCTAATACTTTATTATTCATTAAAAATTACTTATGTCTAACTTAGCTTCTGTTTGTTCTTTTTGTTCTTTAACTTCTTCTTCAGAAGGAGGTGCATAGTTTCCTCTTAACTCTGTAGTAAACTTATTAAATGGTACTTCTTGTAATACAAACTCAGGCTTATTAGCTTTCCAGTGTTGTACAATAAGACCTAATTCAGCAGTATCATATCCACCATCTGAATTAAAAGACAGAGTTGAATAGCTTTGACCAGGCTTATTAAATACATTAACTTCTAATTTCCATTGAATCAAGTTAAAGAAGTTAGAAGCAGCAGATGCTTTCTTTACCTTTTCAAAGAAGCCACCAAAGCCATCAATTGCTTCTTGATTTGTAGCAGGATCAGCAAAGGAGCCTTGAATATGAGAACCACTCAAATCAATATAAGTAGGAATAAAGTTCATTCTAATAGCTGTTTGATTCTTTGCAGCTAAATCCCAACTACTTGCAAAGAAAATATCAGAGACTGCAGTATAAACAACTGACTGAGACTTCTTATTAAATACTCCAAGGTGTGTTATATACATAACTACTACACCCTTTTCTTTACACCAGTTTGGCTTACCATCTTTTGCCAAGTTTTGATTGCATCCTTGTTTAATACAATCAACACATAACATGCCATTAGAACCAACTGCATTTTGATTAGCAAATGAATCACTAGGAATTCTATGTCCAGTAGTACTTCCCTTGCTATACATCCATTTAACTGGAACAATGATTGGTTCATTGGTAACCATATCTCCTACCTTTTGTCCAATAACAGAACAATAGTTAGTATATTTTCCATCACTAAACTCACTCAAACTATGTCTATCATTAAACTCTACAGCATAACCTTTGATAGAAGTTGGCACAATTTCTCTATCTAACTCTTTATCATAGAAGGCTGTTAGTAAATTCTTACCACTAGCTTCTTGTTCAGGTGTAGAAGCCTTAACATAGGGATATTCAAAGGTAAATACTTTTTGCTTTGTAACCTTATAGAAATCTTTAGGAACTATATTATAAGGTGTAATTCCACCAAAATCCTTCTTTCCAGTACTAATATTAGTCTTACTAGATGTATCTTCAATACCTAGCTCAGCAGCTAGTCTCATAAATTCATCTACTTGTGCAATAGTTTCAGCCATTATTAAAATTGTTCTCTTGTTTGTGCATATATTTCTAAGTAAATTAATGCAAACTTAAGACTCAAATTATTATCTAACACTCTTAGTTTTAACAACTCAAAATAAGATAAAACCTGTGGATCTATATTTCTAACGGTGCTTAGTACACCTTTTATCATAAATAAATACCACAAAGTATTAGATTCCAAACTTAAAATAAGGCTATAATTATTACCATCTCTACCAATAGAATTGAGATATTTCCACACATCTACTCTACTATTAACATATAAAATATTTAAAGTCTTAACAGTTATTACTTCATTTAAAGACTCCAAATATTCTAATTCTTCTACCCATTTTTTAGGGTTAGACCATTTTTTACATAGATCAGTAAAAAAGTTAAACCCTGCCAAATCAAATAGTTCTAACTTATCTTGCAATAAATAATTAAAGTCACTAAAGCCCAACCTACTTTTAGATAGCTTATCATCAACAACAAATATTAGATTATTTGATTTATGTTGTACAAGCTTTCCTTTATACTTTCTTATTAAATAGCAACTATAATTTATAAGCCCTTCATCATTATAAGAAGGGCTGCTTCTATTTATATTATCAATATAATTAGCTTCAACAGTAGTAGTAATTATAATAGGATTATACTTATAGCAAAAGTATAAATCCTCAGAGGATTTAATATATACAATGCTCAATATAATAATCCTCCAACGATTTAAAACTATAAAAGCTATCTAAAGTTCTTATCTTTTGGATAACTTCTCTATTTTCTTGTTGTTTGAAACCTCTTAACAAACTTATATAGTTTGGTAAAGAGACTTTAATATTGTTTGAATTATATTTAATTAATAGATCTAAATCATGTATTAAATCTACTGAAGGATTATTAGTAATTTGTTCTATTATATCATCTATTAATATCTTAAGCAGCACTGTTGGATTTGTATTTCTCAACCACAATTCACAAATATTAATTGCGGCTTTATAGTTTTTATTATATAAAGCGTGCCAAAAAGATTGTCTATCTGTAGCTCCACCAATAAGGATGTTGCTAATACTTCTAGTACTATCAACTCCTGCACAATACTCTATCAGACTACTAATTTTTCTCATATTACCATCAGATAATAGAGCTAATAGTTTTGCATCTTTGTAGTTATATGGCCAGTTATCCAACACATAATCAATACAGTCTTTAGTTGTATGACTATTTAATTCTAGCTCCTTACATCTACTAGATAAAGCATCTAAGATTGTATTAGATAGCTTACTTAGATCCATTGATATAAGAATCCAAGTGGTTGTTTCAGGAGTTGTATCTATATAACCTAACAGACTTTGTATGTGAGTACTATTTAACAACTGTATTTCATCTAACACAACAAACTTTCTGGTAAAGCCAATATCATTTAAATATAAAGGTGCTTCTTTAGCCCAGAGGTTTATTTCACCCAATAAGTCTGTCATGCCATCTAAGTTAGATATCTGTCTCCATTTAACATTATCTAACTCTCTAATATTAGTATTACAATAAACACATTCTCCACAAGGCTTTTCTTCCTTACTAGAACACAATAAAGATCTAATACTTAACTCTGTTAATAAACTTTTACCCACCCCTGGTGGCCCAGTAATAAGCAATGCAGAAGGAAACCTATTCTTACTAACACATTTCTTCATATAAGAAACAGCATTAGATTGTCCCTTATAATCATTCCAATTAATCATATAACTCCAGCCAAAGTTAAAAATCTTATCATATCCTGTTTAAATAACCAAGTATGACTATATATTGGCACTGGTAAAACAGGAGTTTCATCTTCATTCTTTGGCAAGTATCTAAGAGGAGTAATTGGATTCCAAGTAACCACACATGGTCTGCCAGCATATGTCAATCCTACTTCATTTCTTAGCTTACTTATACTAGCTTTACTACCAAATAATTGAGTAACAGCCTCTGAAGAAGCCACTAATATTGGAGCTTTACTATTACATTTAGATATTTCAAACTGTGTCCAATTACCACACTTCTCTATACAAGTTTTTGTTTCCTTCTTATTGTTTTTAACACTACAACTAAGAGCATTTGTAAAAAAGAAGTTATTATCTATATCAATATCATCTGTAATACTTCTAATAACTCTTCTAAGAAATCCACCAGCATTCAAATATCCAGGCGCTTCAACTAATACTTTCTTTTCTTTCTCTTCTTCTTTGCCACTATAAGCAGATATAATAATACCTCTTATATTACTAAGAGGTATTTCTGCTTGCCCCCAAATTGGTGGTATTCTGGGATTAGATAAATGACAATTAGAACAAGTATTAGGTAATCCTATAGCTCTATAAGTCAATTTAAATACCTAAATATTTTATTAGTTCATCAGTTTTAATATCATGTGTCATTGCTCTAGCGCCAGTTATAACACTTTTTTCAATCCTTTGTTTAAAAGGATCTACTGCATCTTTAACTAGATTATCAATTAAAAATGTATCTAATAATTTAAGCTGCTCTGAAGTTAAATCAGTATTTAATAATTCTTTAAGCAAGTTAATACTTAATGTTGTATTATTCATCATGACATTCTAATTTTTCCTTTAACAAGTTAATAATATCTTGTCTAGACATATCTTCTACTTCTCTATATACTTCATCTTTTATTCTAACAAGGGCAGTTTCTGCTCTCTCATTAATTAAGATATCTAGTAAAGCTTGTTCAACTATTGCTGCTTGATCTGTATGCAATTTAGAGTCTAATAGTTGAACTAATAATTCATTTTTCATTTAGGCATGTCAGGAATTAAATTATAATTATCAGTTAATGCTTTATCATCTTGATTAACAATCTGCCTTCTAATTTTAGCCATAGTATTTTCATCTTTATTCTTTTGCTTATTAAAGTAATAAGCAATTAACTGAGATCTATACAAAGCTCTTTGTTCTGGACTTAACATAAATTTATATACATGTATATACAATTGTTGTTGTTTCAATAGCCCCACTATCAGGACTATTTATTACTAAAATAGTAATATCTGTATCAACTAGAGCTGTAACTCTTTGATTAATAGTAACTCCTGGACAGTTATTATTAGTAAGGCTAAGTGCTTGTTTAATGTGATTAACTTCTAATCTAACATCAACAAAATTACCATCATATAACTCTGGCTTTAACTTTGCTGGCTCTTTACTAGTGGTACTAAAAACCTCTAGTAAAGTATTACTTTTATCACTATTTAAACAAATATAATCACCTTCAGTGTGAAAACCAATAGCCAAGTCTAACTCTGATCTCTTAACTGTAATACATCCACCAGCTTCTAATGCATATATATTATTAATAGTCTTTTCTATATTAACTATAGAACTAAGACTCTTATAACATACAACTCCTTTATCAGAGCTAAACATTAGCCACTTATTATTATTGTTATAACCTATAGTTACAGAGCTGCCTAGAAAGGATAAACTACTATTTAATAGAACAGGTTTAATAGCAAAAGTTATATTTCCAATAGAGTCTAATTTAGACATAAACAAGTTATTACCTGTTATGCCAAACTTGCCACTAATGACTAACTCTTTGCTGTCACCTTTAAAGCCAATAACACTGCTATCACAAGTCTTAGCAATATCACTAACAGATAATAAATGAGGAATAAGAGTAGTATTGTCTTCATCTAATACAATATATTTATTCTCATCTAAGAAGTCTGAATTATGCAGACTAGTATTATCAATCCAAATAGATTCACCAATAGAACCCATATTTAAAAGACTAAAGTTTAATACATTATTCTTTAAACTAACTTTTAAGTAAGATGCTTTTGTTGGTATTTTACTTAGTAACAATGACAACTTGGTAAAGTGAATTAAGCAGGTTCCATCTACATTGCTATTACCTTCTAAGGGATATAAGAACTTAGCACCATAATTACTATTAACAGCAGTAAAGCTTAACTGATCACCTATGACAGTTACTTCTACACATTGTTCTAAGGAGGATGCAGTTTTATTATTTGCTAAGCTTATTGCCTGTTTAGCAGTATTTTTGAATCTAGTGATATCTGTAATTGTAAATAACATTAAGAATCTCCTTTTACGTCATAAGGACTTATAAGATCATCACTTAAGCCATCATCATCTTCACTATCATCATCTTCATACTCATCACTTCTAGCTAAGTTCTTAGGATCTACAATCTTTAAGTTAAGCATATATCTAACATCTTCTTTAATTATTTCAATTTGATCAAAGATAAGATTAAAGAAAGGAACTAAGTCCATACCTTGATATATGTTTGTCTCATAAGTTAGCTGTAAAAACACAACACCATTTGAGTTAATAGTCTCTGAAAAAAGATTAGCTATTAAATCAGGTCTTTCTCCATATTCCATAATCTTTTCAATCACCTGATCTAAGTCAGATTCAGTTGCAATATGAATAACTCCTACATTAAACTTAGTTCTTATAAAACTAACACCAGTAGAAACATTTAAATCAAAGAATATATTACTATCAACTGTTTTTAATTTCCAATCATCTTTAGTTAAAAGACTGGTCAAATAATTATTAATCAGCCAAGTAGAAAACTTAGAGTTATAAATTGTATCTCTAATATAATCTAAGCTAGTAATTTTATTTAAATTTGTCATAATTTATTTCAAGTATTTTTCATTAAATACAGACTTAAAGTATAACTTATCTTTCTTCTAAATAGTCAAAAGGATTACAACCACAAATATTAGTCTCTCTATTATTAGCATTTAATAAGTTTTCAATAGTAAGTTGACTTACATCTAACTCTATTAAATGGTCCTATTCTAAGACTTTTATAACCTCACTATGTTTACCAGCAACTTCTCCTAAATATAAAGTAGAACCAATAATATTTTTAACTTCTACCTATGTTGAGACAAATAAACCTTCTAAGATACCATAAAGATGGTTTAAGTTAAACTTATATAGTTTCTTAATACTTATATCTTCTGTCATATTATTTCTTCCAACAAGGAGCAATTGTTAAACTACTAAAACCACCAGTCTCACAATCAAAGTATTGCTTTAACATATCACCTTGTATTGTTTCCATCATATCTCTTAGTTTATTTCCCACTTCTTCTGCTGAGTCTTTATGCAACTCATATACAATTTCATCCATTTATGTTACATGCTAAACGTTTCCTTTAACACTCTTATACTTTCATATAAGATCAGACTATATCATAGTATATTTCTATACTCCCTGCTTTTCAGATACACTGTACCTTACTCTACTCAGTTATACATAATAATTATGTACCTTTTTGATAGTCGTTGAAGGAGATACAAGATCTTTATATCCCCCTGCTGATTGCCCAATCTTCTTAGTTTTTATAACTATCAAGTATATTATTCCTAATTGCTTTGTAGTTAAGAAGCTCTAAGGGGTTTCCAGCAAAGCCACTTTAAAATAATCTTCTGCTTCTTGTTTGGTATGAAAATATTTACGCTTCATTTTGTTTCCATTCCAGGTTCTTACTTCCCATCTATTTCTTTCAGTTTTAAAAGAAAAGCCACCCTTTTTATCCCCATTTAACTTTCTAGAGTTTTTACCTCTTAGAGAAGTAATTCTACTTTCTTCTTCTAAAGAATTTAATTCTTCTAAAGAAAATATTGTATCTGGGTTGTTTAAAACAGCACTGCTCTCAAATAATTCTAAAGCTTTTAAGTCATAATACTTTATTGCTGATTCAATATTTGAGAAGGTTCTATGATAAGTAATTCCTGAATTAGCTATTAATACTGCATATGAAGTAGTACCATCTTTAAGAATCTTTTCTCTAATTCCATAATAACCACTTAAAGGTTTAGCCCTTAATCTGTTATGTATGTTTACAGAATATGTAACTACTTTCAAATTAGAAAGACAGTTATTTAATTTATTTCTATCAAGATGATCAACAACATATCCTTTTAAAGGACACATCAAAAATTGATGTAAATACATACTTCGTCTATTAAAGTAGCATCCTACATAATCTTCTGAAGGTGCAATAAATAATTTGACATTTAATAAGTCAAGTAAATCTACTGTTGACTTGTCTAATAAAACTTCTTTTCCACGCAAATAAATTGTTTCCATTACATTAAACTAAAACTATATTTTAATTATAGCATAACAGGGTTTAAAGTGCACAATGATAAGGGCTATGCACTAAAGCTACAATACAATTTCTAACTTTGTATCTATTATTTACTTCTTCTAAATACTTTCTAACATATGGCAGGGTTACTTTTAGTTGATCAGCACAAAATCCTTGAACATATCCATTTGGACCCTTTCTTTGAGCTGAAGCATCATTTCCCTTTGAATTAGATTCATCTACCCATAACCATCTGCCAGTTGGTAGCCTTATTCTTTTACATCTAATTGCTTCTTTAGCACTATTATCAAGCCACTCTTTAAGCTTAAAGAATTGACTAAAATAACTATGTAATACTTTAGCTGCATCTTCAACAGAACATTTTAAGTCTTCAGATAAACCTTGTTCAGTCTTACCATAAATAACACTAAAGTTTAAAATCTTCCCTTGAAATCTGAAGTCTGTAGAAGAAGGTATACTACTTAATATATTAATAATATTAGTAGCTTCTTCAATACTACATCCTAAATAGGTTTGTAGATCATTTATAGATTTATTATATACATCTAAATATAATAGATCTTTATTATTATAAGTATATTTAAAATTCTTATGATTACCCTCAGCCATTTCTCTAATAAGTTCTGCTGGATAATTCTTTAAAGCTGGACATAAGCCCATAGCAGCTACAGTATGAGGATCAGTATAAGGATCTTCTACAGGTTTACCTTTCTTATTAAGTATTTGATTTCCATTATTATCTAATAGATATAACTGTTTTTTCTTTTGATAAAAGGGTGCTAAACCCGCTTCATCTTTAGCATAAGCCATTGCAGTTAATACTTCTTGTGAACTAAAGTCAATGCCAGCAATAACATAATCTTGTCTAGCTATAAAACCGCTTCTAATGTCATAATTGCCTCTAGCAATTACCTGTTGTAAATTCATCTTAAACTTTTTATCACCAACAATAATACTAGAAGAAGATGACATTCTACCAGTTCCAGCCCCCACAGGATTAGTAGTAGCATGTAAAGCACCAGTTATTGGACTAACAATAGAGTTATATTTACTAATCTCTGTTATTAGTTTTTCCTGTCTTTTATATACAATAAAAGTATTTATAACCTCCTTTGCATCTTGCTTATTAGATATCATTTCTAAATCTACATCATCAGTGTCTTCCTCATCTTCATCATCATCTTGATTAGAAAGAAACTCTTTCATAATAGCAGCGTTCAAAGCAGTTAAATTAACTTTGAACTTACTATTAATAATAGTACCTAACTTCTTAGGATTATTAAAAATAGTTGTTACTATAGGAGATACTGTTAAAGATTGTTGTAAGATACCATCCTCATCTTCAACTAAAGACACTGATAATGGCTGATCTAATTGTCTTGCTAACTTAATCTTAGTATCATTAGATAGTTGTTCTAATTCTTTAATAAAGCTATTCATCTTAACTTTATCAATATTAAAACCAACATACTCAACAATAGCTAAGATTCTCATTGCATCTTGATCTAGATTAAATGCATACTCTTGTTCATAATAACTTATAAGACTTTCTTTAACATTTATACATAATTCTAACCACTTAGTATTAACATCCATTGCTGAATATTCCAACTGAGCTTTACTAAGAATAGGGCTAGACCAATCAGATGTTTGTAATGTTTTATCCATTACAACTCCTGCAAAGTGTCTCATGATAGAGCCTAAACTACTACCAATTGCCAACTTACTTTGTCTCCATCCAATAGATACATATAAAGTATTAAACATAACCATTGAACAGTATATATTGTTCATTTCAATATTATAGTGATGTTTAATCTGTCTTATTTCAAAGGTTGCATTATGCGCCCATACAATAAATCTATTATTATTCTTTATTAGATTTAAGAAGGGCAGTATATCAACAGTATTTAATTCAACTACAACTGTTGGGCCATCATTACCAATCCAATTAATACTTATAAGTCTTAGCTTATTACAGTAGCAATCTAAACCTGAGCTTACAAGTCTATATTCATCTTTAACATAGCCTTCAAAGTCAATACCAACATTTACCACTTCTTCTTTTGAAAGAGTTGTTAGAACATCTATTATTTGTTCTAACAACTCTTGAGTAGTAATATAAGAATATATATTACTATTATGCATCTTCTACTGAGCCAAAGATTTCTTCTAATACTTCAACTTCATCTGGCAGTTGTTCTGAAACCGTTTGTAAGAACAACTCATTTTGTGCTCTAGCCTCTGCTTCTGCATCATATAAACCAACTGCAGAAGTATCAAAATTACTTATTGAATTAACTTGTGCTAACTCATTTCCAGTTGTTGAGGGTAATATTGGCTGCACAGAACCAGTTACATAAGAAGTATTATTCCTTGCATAGTTATTTCTGGCATTCTTATTAGGAGACACACCCAAAGATGCAGAAGAAAGTATCTCTGACAGTTCATTCAGCCTTTCATTTCCATAATCTAAAGTGGCTTTCAATAAAAGTAAATCATCAATAGAAATCTTCTTCAAGCCTTCTTTAGTAAAAAGATTTTTAAAATCTTTTATTGTTGTTTGAATTGGATTGCTTGTTTTAGCCATCAGAATTATTCAACTCTTCAACGCCTTTAGCATAAACACTAGAAATTCTATTACCTTGAGTTTTAATACCTCTAATAGTATTAATAGGATAACTCATGATTTCCTCAGAAGTAAACTCTGACAATTGAGCAAGAATAGTAGTTAGATTAACTTGTCTAGAAGATTTAGTCTTTGAAGATTTAGCTTCAGCAACGGTAATAACCTCAGGGTCATTTTGAATAAGATCAACCAATGAAGTATTATTAGTAGGTTCCATAATTAAATTTCAGTCCTTATTTTTTTAAATTAACATTTAGAATTAACAGCATCTCTTAAAGCTTCAAATAGTTCAGGATCTTCTCTTAGTTTAGCTTCTAAGTTGTTTTCCCCTTGAACTTTAATTGGCTCTTCAGAGCTTAAATTTGGCAAACTTAATGTGATCCAAGAACCAGCAACCTTTATTAGTTCCTCCTTCTTGGCCATTCTAATTACATCTATATACTTATTGTAATTAGTATTAGTAATAGTTTTATCAATACTATCTTGTTCAAGATCTACTTGCATTTCAATGCTTCTTAGTGCTTTACCATATTTAGATTTTATACATTTAATCTGAACATCAAAGTTATTAATGCCTTCTTCATCTGGTGATTTAAGAGCCTTCTTAGTTGTCATTAGTCTAATAGAAGCCCAATAAGGTAAACCCTTACCACCCATACTACCTTCTGGATTACCATATCCACTTAAGTTAGTATTTCTAACCTGATTAATAAGAATAAGTACTACATCATTCTTTTTACATTTAACACTAAACTGTGGAAGATTTTCACTTAACAGTCTAGCTCTAATACCCATTACAAATACATCACCAATCTCTTTACTTTCATCTGTTAACTTCTCTGGAACTAAGCCAGCAACACTATCAATAATGACAGCACAGAAGTCTTCAGTAAGAAATGATCTAGTACATTGTAAGGCTTCTTCAGCACTTGTTGCATCTACTAATAATACTTTATCTGGGTCTAATCCTATATTAGTAGCATGACAAGAAGTATAGCCAAACTCTGCAGCCTGTACATAGCCAACAAATCTATCAGTTTGTTTTTGTAGTTGAGCTGCTATATACATAGCTAACAATGACTTAGTTGTTTGTTCTGGCCCATATATTTCAATAATAGTACCATGTGGAACGCCGCCACCTAACAAGTGATTTATAGAAGGAGATTCAAGTTTAAATCTTTCAACTTCAACTTGGTTACCAATACAAACTTGCTTTTTACCAACTACCTTTTCAGTTAGCTTTACATACTCTTTTAAATCCACTTACATAATACCTAATAAGATTAACCTTAAGAGGCAAACTTAATTATTCTAATGCATTATTAAAATCTTCTATAAAAGTATTAATACCTCCCTTGAAGTATTTATTAACCCTTCCTTCACTACTCAACTCTATAAAAGCTTGTTGATAGTCTCTAACATCTTAAAGAGCTTCCATAGCTTTAATTATTTTATCCTCCTCTTGTTCAAAGTTGCAATCTTCATACACTTGATCACAATATTCTAACTCATCTTCTAATGTCCAAGTTCTTCCTAGATACCTTAACCAATCATCATGTTCAAGTGTATTATAATCTTGATAATTAGCGTCAGTAATCCGCCCACTCATAACTAAATCATCAACAGGATTTTTATCTAGTTCTTTAATTATTTCTCTATTTAGTTGAGCTTTTAATACTCTCTTATTTATTCTCTTTAACTTTCTTTTATACTTACCAGAAAGCTCTTTAAGGCTGTATTGTCTCTTGTTCTTGTCTGACATATCCATTCTCCAACTGATCAAATACAAGTTTAGACATTATAACAATAGTTCCATATTCTTTACTATTAATTAAATGTATTTCATCTATTCTATATTCTTTTGGAGTAATAGCTAACTTATTTACTGTAGTTCTACTCTTAATAGATATATGTATTTCATCACCATTAGGAAGTAGTAATATACCATCACCATCTCTAAACTTTGCTCCACTAGCTTCAGTGGCTTCTAAGCCAAAATCTTTTACTAATTGAGCCTCTACTTTTCTACCTCTTTTATTACATTCTTTACCTCTATTACTGGCTTTAATGTCTTTAGCAGGATGATCTTTTAAGTCCTTTATTTTTCTATTAAGGGGCTTATAATATAATTTACCAGTACCAACACCAGCAATACATTCAGAGCATTTCTCTCCTGCATTAGTGCAATTCATTTCATATATATAAGGACAATTAACAAGCAGCATACATTTGTATTGATTGAAAAAGTTATTTTATTTGTAGTAAATAATGTAGATAAATATTAGATAAATAAATGCTTGTAAAGTATAACATAGCTAGTGAAATAACAGATGGAGTATCAACAAATATAAAGTGGGTATTACCTAAGACATTTGAGTTAACACCTGATCACCTATATCAATTTAACTCTGTAGCAATAGCAAAAGGAGATCCATTTACATTAACAGTAAACATAGATCCTTTATACACTTTAAGATACTTAGTAATTAACAGTAATAACTCATTTACAATCAATATAAATGAGTCATTTGAACTATTAACTAATACATTTACGTTAGATGTTGGACCAAGTAGAACAGGCTTTACTAATCTAACTGAAATTGAAGAAGTACTAATAACTAATCCAACAGGATTCTCTGGACCTGTGGGCGCTCAATTTACAAATCCAAATATAATTGAAGTCAAATATATATTAGTAATAGAAAAAAGATAATTATTAATATTAAAGAGATTTACAATGCAAGTTACTATAAACGCTATTACACAAAGAAATAATGTGACTGACGGTAACAAAGGAGATATTACAGTATCTTTGGAAGGTACTTTATGGACTATAAACCCTGCACAATTAGCTAATAAGTTTGTATATGCAGAGATACCAGCAGGTATAGTTAATGGCATTAATCCTGTATTTACATCAATAAATAGCTTTATACCAGCAACTTTAATAGTATATGTTAATGGTCTTAGACAAACTATTATAAATGATTACATTACAGCAGGAAATAATACTATAACATTTGTAAGTCCTCCATTAATAACAGATATTACAACAATAGACTACATAAAATTATAATTATATAAAGTATAAGTAAATGGCATTAACACAAATTGCAACAAGACAAATTCAAGATGGCGCTATTAATAATAGTAAGATTGGAGCAGGTGCTGGTATTACAACTAATAAGTTAGCTGAAGGTGCTGACTTTGTTAAAAGAGATGGTACAGTAACATTTACTGGTGCTGTTAACTTAGGTGGCCAAAGAATTACTAATTTAGCTTCACCTTCTAACTCAACAGACGCTGTAAACCAAGCTTATGTTGACACTCAAATATCTAATTTAAATAGCCTATTTGATTCTAAACCAAGTGCTAAAGCAGCTACTACAGGTAATATTGCATTAACCAATCCAGCTACAGCAGTATTTGACACAGTTACTTTAAATCCAACTGAAATTCTATTTGTAAGAGCACAAACAGCTCCCTCTGAAAATGGTTTATATACATTCAATGGATCTAGTTCACCTTTAACTAGAATTACTCAAATGGATGTTTGGACTGAATTCCCAGGCGCTTTATTTACAGTTGAATCTGGTGGTTCTGTTTATGGAAATACAATGTGGCTTTGTAATGTTGCTAGTGGTGGTACATTAGGTACAACACCTGTTACATTTATACAAGTTAATGCTGCTGGTTTAACAGGTAGTAACTTTGTTGATAAAGAGATACCAACAGGAGCTTTAAATGGGTCTAATACTACATTCACATTAACTGCCACACCTGTTGCTGGCAGTGAACATGTGTATTTCAATGGTATATTACTAGATGTTGGCGCTAGCAATGATTATACAATTTCTAACGCCGTAATAACTACCTTATTTGCACCAACTGCTGCTGACAAGATTAGAGTATCATATAGAAAATAATTAAATAAATGGCTCCAACAACTGCAAGATTTAGTCAATTAAATAGAGTAACAACTCTTACAGATGCAAGTATTATTAGTATAGATTCTAATACTACTATCATTGGAGTTTTGCCATCTTTATCACAAGCATGTACCTTTCAAACACCAACTGGAAATCCTACAGAGGGTCAATCATTACAAATAAGAATAACTAGTTCCTTACAGAGATCAATATCATTTGATAGCGGTTATTCAACATCTAGCAATAATGCTATACCAACTCTAACTACAGGATTAAATAAAGAAGACTATTTATTCTTTATATATAATGCAACTGATAACAAATGGAATTACATTAACAGCTCAATTCAACCAACAAATAGCAGTTCTAGTGGAATATCAGAGGAACTTGCAATAGCTTATTCAATAGCACTTTAATAAACAAAATGAAACTAGCACCTTTAAAAAACTATTCATTTAATGCATCAGCAAAAACCGTAACACTGTTAGATTATACTGATATTGATTTAGAATCAATATTAATAATTACTAATCTTGTTACTAATACACAAATATACAATTTTGCAATTAGTGGTAAAGGTGGAACTGTATTAAATAATGTATTAACATTACAATTTGATACAACTGTAATGAATGATTCTGACACATTACAAATATACTATGATGATTCATCAAGAGACTTAACAGTTAATAATGAGGGTGAACTTAGAGTAACCTCTGAGGATAATATTGCAATGTTAAGTAAAATATTAACAAGTTTATTACCTCTAACAAACACTGATTCTTCACAAAGAACTTTACAAACTGTTGATTCAATTAGTGCAGGTGTAACATTACCAACAGTTACTAACGTTGGTACAGTAGCTACAATAACTAACGTTGGTACAGTAGCTACAATAACTAATCCAGTTGATACTGCTATTGGAGCTAATGGATTAGGTGTTGGTTATGATTTATATATGATGAATCTCAGATCAGCTTATAATACAGCAATATTACCTAAATAAAAATAAATGGCATTTATATCCTCTCTAAAAAAACATATAAACTTACCTCCTTGGGAAGCATTAAGACAAGCTCCAGTAGTTTCTAGTGCTATTAGTTGTGCTTGTAGTTCAGACAATTCAATGTTTCATCCTACATTTGGTAGATACATTTACTACTTGTTAAATGCTACTAATTTTTGGAAATATGACACAATTACAGATACTTATTTACAATTATCCTCTCCACCTATTGCCCCTACAACTTGGACCAATATAAGATTTAGTGGTGGTGCTGGAATAGAAGCAAACTTAATATCAGCCACATCATCTACTGCACAAATAGCTCCTTATTTTGGCAAAACTTACAACACTTTTGATATAAAGATAATTAGTGGTACTGGTTCAGGACAAAGAAGATTAATTAGTGATGTATCAGACCCAATCATTGCCGATACAGGTGTAGCAACTGCTGTGTCTAATACAATTGGTTCTATATCTATAACTGATACAACAAAAACTTGGGCTATTAATCAATGGAAAGATTACTCTGCAAGAATTGTATCTGGATCAGGAGTAGGGCAAGTAAGAAGAATTATATCTAATACAGCTACTCAATTAGTTTTTGCGGATAGTACATTATCTTCTTATGAACCCTTCTGTAATTCTCAGACATTTTCTCCTGCAATATCATCTACTGCTGGATCACAATCAATTTATCAGATAGAATCAGCCATAGTATCTATTGATTCTAATTGGGCTATTACACCTGATTCAACATCTAGATATAGAATAGAAGGTGGAACAGCTTATTTATTCTCTTCTGCTGCTGCAACACCTTTTTATACATTACAGCAATATGATGTACTAACTGATACTTGGTATATTAAAACAGCTAACACTAATAATGTATCATCTGTTGCAACTGACTCTGCAATGTCATCTGTTGGAGAACATGCATCTATTTGGTATAGAGGTACAGCTACAGGTACACAAACTACTAGTACATTACAAGACACTAATGCTAAGTGGTCACCTAATCAATGGGCTGGATATTCAGTAAGGATTTACTCTGGTACAGGCGCTCAACAAATTAGATCTATTTTATCTAATACAGTAGATACATTAACTATAGATGCTATCTCTGGTTCTTCTGCTACTTGGACAACAATACCTAACTCAACTAGTAGATATTTTATTGATGGTTATGATGCTGGTATTGCATCTAGTGGAACTACAACAACACTTGTTGATAGTAGTAAGAATTGGACAATAAATAGATGGAAGAATTACTCATTAAGAATAATTAGTGGTGCTGGCGCTGGTCAACTAATTCCTATTCTTTCCAACACTGCAACTACTCTTACATTCTACAAACCATTTGTTGCTCCAGACTCTACTAGTATTTACAAAATACAAGGTAACTCCAACAACTTATATCTAATGTTAGGTGGTCAAGCTGCTGTATTAAATCACAACATTGATGAAGACTTAGCTACGTATGGTAGAGTTGCTGATTTTGGTATAGCAAGTAATGCTTCAGTTAGATTTGCTGATAACAGACCAGTTAGTATTGCCTCTTTAAGCAATGCAACTACAACAGCAACAATAACAACTGCAATTGCACATAACTTTAAAGTGGGTCAGTCAGTTGTAGTTAGAGGAGCAACAGATGCAAACTTTAATGGGACATTTACAATTGCATCAGTTCCAAGTATTACTACATTCACTTATATAATGAGTAGTACACCAGCTTCTACTACATTAGCTAATACACAATCAACTACTACATTATCTGATTCAACCAAGAGTTGGACCACTAATCAATGGGCTGGTCATGTAGTTTATATGAATACAACGGCTGTAACTGCTGCTACTGGTGTTGCTACAGGTCAAGCTTTACAAATAGTTTCTAATACAGCAACTACCTTAACATTTGTAGCTGGAAGTGCACCTGTTAATGGAATTAGCAGATATATTATATGTCCTAGAGATGCTGAAGGACAAATGGCTAATGGACTAGCAACTGGAACACAGTCAACTACTACATTACAAGATACTAATATATCTACATTCTCTGGCACGGGTTCTATTAGTGGAAACATATTAACAATTACTGCTGTAACAGCAGGTTATTTAACTATTGGCTCTGTAATTGTTGGAGGTACAGCAGGGACAACTGTTATTGGATATGGACCAAATACTAATGGAAGAATTGGTACATATGTAGTATCTATTAGTCAAACACTAGTAAGTACTACAATTACTTCTACTGGATGGGTTGTTAACTTTTTTGCAGGTAGAAGACTTAAATTAATTGGTGGAACTGGACAATCTGTTGAAGTTGCAATTACATCTAATACAGCTAACACATTAACATTTAGTACTACAACTGCACCTGTAACTCTAGTTACAAGTTATGTAATATTGCAACAGCCAATTAGAGGTACTGGTATTGAATTAATACCTACATTTGGAGGTACTAATGCAACTAGAAGAGGTAGATATATCATTTGTGCAAGAGGCGGTGCCCAATTTGGATTTGACTCTTTAGACATAACTAATGATAAATTTGAAATGATGCCTGTAACACCTCAATTTGAAACTTTGTCCACTGGATCAATGTATGCTTATGATAATGTAGATAGAATATACTTTAATAAAGATGCAACTCAAAGATTATATTATTTAGATACAGTAACAAATAATATACATGGAGCTGGCTTTATGCCATTTGCAGCACCAACTGCAACTATTGGTAACAAAATGGAAGTATTTACCTCTGAAGAAGGAAGCTCTTATTTATGGATAAATAGAAGTTCAAATACACAGTGCTTTAGAGTACCATTATTCTTTTAAAAAAAATATGAAAAGGATTCTTAACAGTGTATCAATAAACTACAGTTCAAAGCTGCCTGAGGTTATTGTAGATATTCCAAAAATTACATTAGATTTAAATAGTAATATGGCACTTGTAGAATTTAATCACAGTATTCCATTACATATACCTAATCAAATAGATACCTCAGTTCAAATTGAAAGTGGCACTATTGAATTACCTATACCTCAACAGTTATTAGATCTAATTATAAACTTTTATGAAGAATATACAGCAACAAAATATGGATATGAAGCTGTATAAATAGATATAGTAAAAAGTACAAATAATAAAAACCTATTAGACATCTAATAGGTTTTTATTATTTATTTAAACTACTTTATTATTTTCTATTTTATTAGTTTGTCTTGTACTATTAGCATTCTTTAAAACTCTTTGCTTCTTAGTTTTACTATTCTTATCTAACTGATTAGACTTAGTAATAAAATAATCACAATTAGGATCTACAGCACTGCTTGTTTTCTCTGCTGTAATATTATAAGTAATGTAATTAAACTGATTAGTTAACCCTGTTGAAAGTGTAGGGTCCATTTTTATAGTCTGTCTTTCATCTATGCTAACTTTAACCCATTCATCAGGCTCCACAGCTACAACAATAAACATTGGATGCTCATTACTAAGTTTAATAACTTGTGTTCCAAACTTAGTTGTATTTACAACGGCCACTTGTAAAACACCTCCCTGAGCTTTACAATTAATAGGTAAGATTACATCTGTCTGTTTCATTATTCATCTCTTATAATTTGTAATAAATTACTTAAAACCTTATCTCTTAGAGAAGGAAACAACTTAAGATCATCTAAATTATGTATATAGGTTACCTTTAAATCTTTCAGATTATTAGGCGACTTAAAAACAAGTGATATATAATTTTCTTCTGTATTACATATAAATCTACTAAGTAATCTCCAGTGAAAATCTACTCTTTGGTTATATGGAGTGACTAGAGTATATGCTATAGATTTGGCTAATAAATCTAAATCTTGCAAGCTATTTTTTAAAGGAATTACTTTTACTAAGTGTGGATAGGTAACTCTTTGATATGTGCCTGCCTTAGCAGCTTTAAACAAACTATTACACATTATAAAATATTAATCTGAGATAGTATTTAAGAAAATATTAAAAAAAATCTATATAGTGATATTATGACACCAGATTTAGGAAATAGAAGTTCAGCATTTAATATAGTATATCCAACTAACAATACTGGAGTCTTACAAATTGAAAATATTGGTACAGTAGACAACATAGACAAATAGGTAGTAATCCTCCTTAATATTATAACAATGATACAGTAATTAGAACTCCTAATCTTAATGATTTAGGACCGCTTTCTCTTGCAAATAATGTAATAGTTACATCTACAACTTTGTTAATAGGTGCAGCAGCAACAACAGCCCTACAAACAAATAGTAACATATTATTAAATGATATAGTTCAAGCTTTACCCACAGTTGGTACCAGCTTATTTAGCAGCTTATAATATACTTAAATCATTTTTAACAGAAGAACAGATTGAAGTAATAGATGAAGAAAATACCTGCTTTAATCTAGTTTAAGACTAGTAGATCACTAGGATCATTTTGATAGTTTAAATAACCATCAAAACTATTATAAGCAAAGCCATCTTGTACTACTTCCATCTCTTGAGACAGAAGATATAAGATGGTTTTTGTTATATCTACATCTCCCAATAAATATACAAGAGGCCCTTGAATAGCTTCATCATTTACCAATAATAAATTAGGTAAATTATTGTAATATAATATTGCCCAATTCCACACTTTATAGTAATCATAAGTATTAGAATAAGGCATACTTACAGTTAAAGAGTTATTAGACATCACTACTTTAACTTCCATACTTGATAAAGTTAAAACAGGATCTTTTAAATTTAAATGACCTAAAAAAGGATTAAAGAATTTAGTTATTATTGGAGCCAAATCCTTAATTATATATAGTGTTGGTAAATTTAATAGCTCAGTTTTTGTTAGTAATTTAGTCATAATTTATAAGTAATAAAACAATAATAGTATAAATAATGACATACACTAAAGCTCAAAATTTACTCATTAATAGTACTTCTCAGTATAGATCAACTAACTATGGTAAACATCCAATAAATGTGTTTAATATTGATGAAGCATTATTAAACAATAAAACATATAACAACATAATGAACTCTTTAAATATGTTAGAGACTAATTATAATAATACTTTAGAAGAATTAGACAGTTTAATATCTGAAGCTCAAACTAATTATAATAATATAAAACAGCAGATACTTCTACTAGATTTATTACCTACTTATACATATACTATTCCAGATAAACAAGATTATATTGACTTAATTAATGAAATAAATACTTTAGTAGAAGAGTGTAATAAGATATTAGGTTCAATACTATTAGATACCCAATCTAATGTAGCAGTTTATACTAGTCAGCTTATTATAAATGAAGTAGGAACTGGAATTAACTCAATAGTTAATAAACAATGGTTAAGCAACTATTTTAATTCTATATCTTTAATTCCTAAAATAAAACCAAGTAATGCAGCCCTTATATGTAATAGTAGTGGAGAAATACAGTGGCAACAATAAGAAGTCTAAGAATTGGCAATGAAAACATAAAGTCTATAAATGAGTTAGAACAGTTTATAAACACTAACTACTTACAACAGATACAGGCAAAGATTCAACAAATAAGAGATAAGAAAAGACTTATTCAAGAAAAGCTTGATTTATATAACTCACTTAATTCAACTAATACACTACTAAAAGAGCAACTCTTAACAGATGTTAAATATACAACTATATTATCTAATCAAGAAGAAGCTAATACTTTATTAGAAGATTTCAATAAAGTATTAAAACAGCTAACAATAATTTTATCCTACAAAGATTTTATAACAACTAACAATCTATTACATAAACAAGATCTTTATGATAATAACAAGGTTAGTATAGTTGAAGGAGAGTTTACAACCTTAGAAGTTATTAAACCAACCTCTGTTAAAGGAGCTATAAATAGAGAATTCTTAACCAAAGAATTATTAAAGCTAGAACAGCCTCCAAAGCCATATCAGCCATTAAAGTATTTAGCAACAGATGAAGGAGGAAACCTTATATGGAAAGCTTAAATAATATATTTGAAAGACAAAGTTTAGTAGGTGATCAAGATACATCAACTATAAATAATTTGGATGATTATCTGGATTCATTACTAAACCCTTTTAATAATATGATTACTACTGAAATATTAGCTTTAAACGCTATGAAAAATACAATAGCTGAACCTATAACAACAGATAATAATACTGTTGCAAAACTACAGTCAGAAGACACAAGATTAAAAAACAAGTATACATTTATAGATGTATTATCTGATATAACCTTAGAAAGTAATGATTACATTAGTAGTTTAACAACTACTAAAGCATCTTTTATTAATATACTTAATGATAAAGCTTTAGCTGATTCTCCTCTAACTAGACCAATCCTTAAAACTATTTTAGATAAAGACAGCACTGCTATAACTAGAGGATATGTTAATAATATACTTACTCTTTACACTCTTCCAACACCTATTCCAAATACAAAATTATATGTAAATAGAACAAGCACAGGATTTATTTGGGCTTAAATAAAATTATGATTAATGAGCAAAAACCACAAAACTTATTCTGTACAAAACACTTTTTAGCTGTAATGGCTGTGTTTTATATGACAACATTAAATCCAGCAATAGATAGTTGGATTGATGGAAATATGACTAAAAAGGATATAGGTAAACTATTTAATGCTTTGATTGTAACTATAGTTGGGGCATCTTTAAAAGTATTTGATAAAGATGTATACACTCCTAAGTTTATTCCTGGTAGAAATAAAGATAAAGCATTAGATAATATAAATGAGTTGTTATCTCCAACAGTAAATGAAGTAAGAAAAGTTGTATTAGAAACAGTTAAAGAAGCTGTTAATAATAATAATATAAATACAGATATAAACAAATCAATTAATAATATTACAACTGATACTTTAAATACAATTATTCCTGCTAATAATATACAAAGTAATATTGCAAAAGATATTATAAACAATACAATTAGTTCAGCTACAGAGTCATTTACATCTAATATAAACACAGATATAAATAATAAACCCAATAAACTACAAAATAAACATTAAAAAACAACTTAGCTATTAATTAATAGCTAAGTTGTTTTTTAATGTTTATTTTGTAATTATAAATAACTATACTTTCATAATATAAGCAAGAGCATAATAAGGAGGTAAATTAGTAGTAGTTGCAGTAGTTGCACTATATGTATGAGTATGTGCTTCATTAGCACCTGTTGAACCAATAGTAATATTAGTAAATGCACTATTTGTATTAATGGGACCTTCATTTCCATTATTACTATTTTCATAATAAGGGCCTGGTCTATTATTATCTCCTGCATTTTGAAAGTGATAATGTCCTGGATCATTTAATGGATGAGTATGAGCAGGCATTTGATTAATAGTTAAAGCTGTACCACCAGTTGTTCCAGTAATAGTATGAGTATGATTACCAGAACCACCAATAGCATTAACAGCATAAGTAGAACCTGCACCAATGATAAATCTATTTCTTAAATCAGGTGTACCATTTGTACCATCTGTAAGTTGCCAACCAACAGGAATATTTGCAATAAGACCTACCCAAACAACAATAATACCACTAGCAATAGCTTCTTCTAAAGTAGTTAGTCTTCCTTCAACAGATAATAATCTGCTATTAAAAGAAGCAACTGTACCGCTTAAACTATTGAAACCTCCTATCAAAGTTGCAATTTGAGTGTTTAAATCAGCTATAGTAGTATTTTGATTATTAATTAAAGTAGTTAAAGAATTTATATTTCCTTGTAATGTAGTTTGAACATCAATTAAATCTTGAGCCACTTCTCCAATAGCTGTCTCAACATTATCAATGTCTGCTTGTAAATCAATTATTACTTGATTAAGTAACAAGCAAGTTGATAAAGATAGTTGATTAATCTTTGCACAGTTTAATTCACCAACTGCATTTGCTAAGTCAAGTACAAAGTCAAAGTTATTATCTAACTCATCACAGGTTAAGTTTGTACCTTTAGTTGAGATTTTTATTAAGGCCATATGATATATTTATATATTTTGTAAATACAATTATATATCATATGGCCTTAATAAATGTGCTATAAAATCTCTATATAGGCTTCTTAATTAATTTTTGTGGAGCTGGTGCTGGATTATCTAAAGGAGGCTCAAATACAGTAGGAGTAGAAGTAGGAACAGGAGTGGTACTTATTGCACAACTACCTAAAGATCCAATAAATAAACATCCAACAAATGACAAAAGAATCAAATATTTTTTATTCATTTTACTAACAAAATTTCTCCAAAATTAACAGTACTTGAACAATGATCTTCTGGTACAACCCATAGAGTTGGAATAAAACCCTTACTATTGACAGGTTCTAATCTTTTATCAACAGCCTCTAACCACAGATCAGTTAGAACAATCAACATAGATATATTATCTACATTAATTTCTATATCATAGTTAGAATAGCTATTAAAAAACTCTTCAAATAGAGGTATTACATCAGTACCACCGCCGCCAATTAAATACTTACTCTTTTCTTCTATTAGAAGATCACCAAGAGGTTTATCTAACTCATTTATATCAAACAAATGACAACCAGTCATACCCACATCAAATGTGATAAGTAATAAATTACCTACATACTTTGATATCTCTGTTATTTGAAATAAGAACTTAGATAAAGTCTCAGTGCAAGAGAAAATAGAACCAGATAGATCTATATATACAACTACAGTATTTGGTTTTGGTAGAGGCTTATATGAATATTCAATAGGACATCTAGTAAAAGAACTTAAGCCTAAATCATAAGCATAAAAGTTATCTTGTATAAGACTGTCGTAATTAGTTATAACTCTATCATTAACTGATGATATTGCAATCTGTTTTAATCTATCTTCCCAAGATATATTTGAAGATTTAGTTTCTTCAAACTCAGGGGGAATTATACCAGAGGATAAACTTCCTGGATTTTTACCTCTACTTCTTAGATTATTTGCAGCTTTCTTAGCAATCTCTTGTATAGCTTCAACAGCTTCTAATGCTTCTGAAGTATCTTTTGACAGTATTAAATCACAATCAATATTATCAAGATCAATTGTTTTACCACTAGGAAGTTTAATACAGTTATCACTTAGTTCTCCGCCAGCACCAGCCCCACCAGAATCATTATTATTTGAAGTAGATTTTGACAATACCTCAAGTAATAATTCATCTTCAGTCCAACTATTAATATTTAATTTTGGATGATCTGGGGGTAATAAATTGTTTAATACTGTTGGTTCTAAGCTGCCAAAAGAATAACCAGCATTTATTAGATTAGTATTAATAATTGCATCTAAAACATAGTTTACTAATTTTGGTAAATTAGGCCTATTTCTATACTTAGAATATAGAGCATCATTATTAAAACCATATCTCCAATTATGATGAAGATATATATGATATATCTCATGCAAAAAGATAAAAATAAACTCATCTAACTTACTTTTATCTTTTTGCACCTCTTCAATAAATTTCTCTTGTATGGAGATAGAAGAAGAAGTGCAAGCCATATATTCAAAGTCTTCATAATTTCCAAACTCAATTTTTATGCCACTTAGTAAGTAGCAAAAAAAGGGTTCATAGTTATTGATCAAAAAACATATATTATCTACACTTCTTAAGTTAAAAGATAGGGGTGTCATTATGATAGGCTATTAATTATACTACTCTTTAACTTCATTCTTTCTTTTAAGAAAGGTAGATGAAAAATGGTGTCAACTAAGCATGTATACTTAGCTATATCACTCTTATTACTAATAATTAAATCCCACGTATCAGCAACTAAAACATTAGCATTTATTGATTTAAATTTGGTGTTTCCAAGTTTATTTATAACTTTTGCTAAGTTATTTAGAGGTTCATATACATACATAGATCTTTGACTATTAGGCGCTGCAACCTTTTCAACTTGACCTTTACTTAAAGCTTCTTGATATTTAATAACTTCTTTTCCAATCTCCTGATAGAGAGTAGATAAGACAGTACTAATAGCTTCATTATCAGAACTAATAATAGTTGCATAGTCAAAACTATCATTACAATTTTGTATTAAAGTCTCAGTTGATGGAATATTCAAAGTTCCCTTCAGTGATTTCATAAACATAGGTGTAATTTCTTTACCTACTAAACCACTTACAGCACTACTAAAAACACCAATATAATCATCACTTAAGACATTACTTTGTTGTCTATACAGCATATGACTAACACCCTCCCAAGTTCTAGGAGAGGGTCTAATAGAATTAGAAGAACTATTAGCTGAATAAAAACCTAATAAATCTTTAGGTAATTGGTTTTCTTGTATATATTCTTCATCATTAGTAATTGCATACTTTCTAGCTTCAAGAAAGGCATAAACAGATGGATGAAACTTTTGTTTAGCATGTATTAGAAATTCATTAGCATCTAATCTAACATTTAAAACACAACATCTATTAAGAATAGCAGAGCTAATATTATAAACATTAGCTCTGTCATTCTGTCTATTAGTTGCACCAATAATAAGAAATTTTTCTACTGGAAGATCATAGTTACCTAGTTTTCTATCCCCCAGGATTTGTTGGAGAACCATCATCTCCTGTGGTGAAGCATTACCAAAGTCGTCTAAAAACAGGATTGATTTATTCTTAGAATCCATTGCTTCTGAGAACCATTCTGCTGGATAATGGGTGCATCTATTTCTATCAGAGTCAATAAAATCAACTCCATAAATATTTGATCTTGTAATCAATCCACCTGTAAATGCAAAGACTTTGTAACCTTTTTGTTCTCCATATTGATAAACCATTGCAGACTTACCATAACCAGGAGCAGACTGAAGTAACAAACTTCTTTTAGTTACTTCCATAAACTCTATAGCTTTAGGAACTTGTCCCAAGGTAATAGAACCACCATTAAAATTTAACAGATTATTTGATGCCATATTATATTATTGAAAAACTATCTTGAATTTGTTGTTTAGCATCTACTATAAGTAGATCTAAGTAATTTATATATTTAAAAAATATTAAAAGAGATTTTTGCCCTTTTAACTTCCAGGAACCTGTCTCATAATATATAAGATCATCCTTAATTAAATCATCTAAAGATATATCAAACATAATTAAAAGCTCAGATAAAATAATATCTTTTATCAATACTTTATCAGGTAAGTTATAGTTTATAAGAGTATAATAAAACTTTAAATATTTTGTAAGTCTGCCTACTATTTCTAAAAATAGTAAAGACACTTCTTCTTTTGTATAAAGGGTTGTTTTATTTATATTCTTATAAGACAGACATAAAGAATTGAATAGATAAAATTCTTGAACTGACTTTTCCAAATCTAACCTACTTCCATTTTTTCCATATAATGTTATAGGCTCATTAATATCATAATGAGATTTTATAGTTTGTTTTATTGGTTTATATAGTTTAATTGGATATTCTCCACCTACTAACCTCAAACAATTATTCTGAAATACATTCATTAAAGCAGTTATGTTATATTAAAAATGCAGTGCTTCTATTACTAATATGATCAGGCACTTTAACAATATTATTACTAATAATGTCAACTGCTTTATCTATATCAATTTTTCTAGTATTTTGATTATCTTCCGTCCATAGATAATTACCTTCTTCACTAATACTAATAATACTATCTGCCCCCATAGAAAAATAATAACATTCAATATTAGGCTTTCCTTCTTTAGTTCTAGAGGTAACTGCAACTGGTTTGGTTGTATAAGATATGGCTAATACATATTCACTTTTTTTATGAGTTATATTATTAAATCTTTTATCCACAAATTTAAAGTTACTTAAGTTATCCATATCTGAGGGCATATCTTCAAGTTCTAACTCTAAGTATAGAGCAACTCTTTTCTTATGATTTTTATCTAAGTTATTAGATGGTAAATCATAATGAACTGTATCTTCCCCCACAAACCTATTAATTGCAAAGTGCAGTGTGATCATTTTCTTATTATCAACTACTTTAACATATGACCAACTTGTAAATACACCACATACATATGAATCTGAAACCTTATTAATACCCTTATTATTGTCTTGCATAAATAGCCTGAATACATTTTTTTATCTTAATTACATACTTAATATCCTATATATAATATTATTATTATTTCAACTTATAAAATTATTACAAATATATGGCTTCAAAGAAAATATCTCAATTACCTCCTGCATCTTCTGTAACTAATGCCAGTTTATTAGCAGTAGTTAATACAGTCTCAGGAGTTACAGAAAAAGCAACAGTAGATCAACTACCCATTGGTATTACAGTAGCTAACTTAGGAGGTGGCTCTACTATAGGCAGCATAACAGGAGCAGAGTTAAGATTAAAAACCCTACTTCCTGGAACAGCAACTACATTTACAGTTAATTCAGATACTATAACTATTAATAATAATTTGAATATTACTAATGTAGGTTCTGGTGTTTCTTTACTTAATTCCTTTGCTAATCCTAATGTCGCCTTAAAGACAATAACAGGTAGTTCTGGAATAGTAGTAACTGATAACACCACTAGTATTAATATATCTTCTAGTGTTAATAGCTCTTTAGATTCTATAATTGGATCTATTGAAATACCAACTGTAAAAGTATATGTATTAGAAAACTATATAACTAAAGCATATAATATTACTAAGTTATATTTAAATAATACTAGTGGTTCAGCAACTGTTAGATTAGTTAAACAAGATGCTTTAGGAGCAACTTTAGCTAATAGTACAACATTCAACGTGTCAACTACTAGATCAACTAACATCATTAGTTCCTTTTCAACGGTAGTTGGAGAGCAGTTAGTTCTTGAAGTCTTATCAACATCAAGCTCTTTAAATCTAAACTTTACAATAGAAATAACTTATATTTAATATCTAATATAGATTCTTTTTGGAAAGGCAAAATCAAAATAATCCAACAAATCAACTAAAAAAGGTTTATAATCATCAATTTTAATTTTGACTTGGCAGATTCCAGTTGAATTAGATTTTAAGAAGTCTAACATATGATGAGAGACGGTATTTCTCCAATTGGACTCAGTATTTATGTTTTCTTCTGAGACATAAATACTGAGTTTATTTTTATCTTCATCTAAATGTATAAGAGGAATTTTATCTGACATTTGAATATCCAAGAGGCATTTCTAAACTAGAACCTATATAAGTAATCTTTTCTTCTGGAGTTGATATAATAATAAACTCCTCAGAAATAAAATTATCATCTATCATATTATTATCATATCTAATGATTAAATAATCAATAAATACTTTTATAACTGTAGCAAAAACTAAATGAGCTGATTTAACTAATTGATCATTTAGTTTTAGCTCAGCAATTGCTATTCTATTGTTTGTTTGTACTGGTTTTCCCAATTTGTCTATAATCATTAAACAATTCCTCACTTACATTAAAGTAATTTGCTAATAACCTCTTATGAGGAGTAATACCATTCAAACCACTAAGCATTTCATTTAGTTGTCTAGGTTTAATACCTAAATCATTTGAAATATCTTTTTGACTTTTGCCACTAATTTTTACCAACACTTGCAAATTATAACTACCAACAACAACCTGCCAGTGGGTTATATAAGTTTCAGCAGTCTTTACATCTTGTTTATTAAGATTACCTCTTAATAAATCCTTTCTCAGAGATTTGAACTCAACAACATTTCTAGGATAATTAATCATAATTACATATTTTTTGTCATATTTTTATACTTAAAGTTTTCAAACTTAACACAAACTTAATCCCAACTAAATATTATTAGCTCTAAATCAGCTACAAGCTCTTCAGTCTCTTTATAAGTATATAATTTAACGTTATTAATATAATCATTTAAATACTTTATTAATTTAATATATGTTGAATGAACTACATCATAATTAACAGAAGTATATAGATTAAAGTTAACATCAATTGTTCTTCCACATACACTTACATCTTTTATAAAGGATAAATCATTTATAAATATACTTCTTCTATATTTATGTAGAGGGTTATCACTCTTTAAATAAAATAGAGGTTGTGTATTTATTAAGCTTTTTCTTGAATATAATTTATAAGCCAAAATATTATTCCCAACTAAATAAAGTAAATTCAAATAACTCTAAAATATATTTATTTAAATAGGGTATTAAAGATAAGTATATTTCTTTAAACTCCAAATATGATATCTTACTATACTTAATAATATTGAATTGAACATCTTGTAGGCCAGAGATTCTAAAATCTTTAGACACTGCTATTGATGTAAATATTTTTACCAAAAATCATAATCTTGTACATATATTAAAAAAATAAGTCTGACGCACTAAGTTTAATATAACATTCTTCTTCATATTTTATTGATCTTTTATAAACTAGTATATTGTCCAATTCATTTTAGCTTTGCAATAGCTCTTTTATTGTTATATAAATTCATTCTAGGAACAGCATCAATTTCTAACTGTTCTAGTATTAACAGTCTTTGTTTTGTTATATTTCTCTCAGCCATTACTAAAACATTAAAACTAAAGTTAATTAGTCCATATTTGTTAAAGTCTGCTTGCAGTTTTTTATTAGAGTGTTTATTAATTAATAAAGAGATTAAATGACTATTCCACCTAATCATCATATCAATAGAACTGCCAATATATTTTTTATTAGTAGGTATACAAGTAATACAATATATACCTACTAATTTTATTCTTCTATTCATTGTTTATTAAGTTTGTATATAATATGTTTTATTAAAACACAAACTTAATATGTAGTCTATAAAGACTTAGCAACAGATGCTAATAACTTATTGTCATATTGATTGGGGTATGTTGTCTTAAAGTAATTCATGACATCTTTAATATTAGTTAAGTTATTATCTTTAATAATAGTTAACATATACTCTTTAGTAAAGGCTTTAGGAAGTAGGCTATTTAAATAGTCTAACTCTCTAATTAATGATTGAAGATTACTATTAGTTGGATTTAGAGACAGTATTTGTTCAAGGGTTAGTTGATTATAAGTATAAGATACTTGCACTTTTTCACCCTCCTCATTTACTTTATCTTCTGCTAAAGCAACTAAATCTCCAACATCTTTATCACTCTTACTAACAATAATTATTGCAGCCTTTCTTGCAACATTAAACCTTTGTTTAACCGTCTCCAAAAAGATATTCTCATCTATTGAAGTTATATCAATTAAACTACTTAAGCTTTTAGCTTTAGTTCTTAGAGAAGACAATAAAGATTGTTTAAATACAAACTCTTCATTGTCTTTAGTATTACTAGCTAATCTAATTTGTTTTATAGATTCTAATAGTTGTTCAACTTGTTTAATCATTATTTAGTTGTTGGTAGAGATGAAGCTTGAAGGATAATAGGAGTATTAGATGTTCTATTACCAAACACAAAAGTGTTGCCATTCCACTTCTCAATTGCTTTTTGTTCTAGAATTTGTGGAGTTAAAGAATCAGACAAGATCTTATTTTGTTGAGCCAAGATCTTAGCAGTCTCAGCTTTAATAACTGCTGCTTCTTGTTCCTGTGTAGCAATAGCTTTAGCTTCAATTGAAGCCTGAACTTCTGGATCTAAAACAATACCAGTAATTGCCAAATTCTGTAGATTAATAATAGCTTGATTAGCAAGAGAAACATTAATAAGTTCAATAATTTCTTGTGAAACTGCAGCCTGATTATTAATAATATGAGTCATTGAATACTTTGAGATTACTTGTTTCACGGCTGCTAGCAAATAAGGCTCAAGAGCTGTTGCATCAATATAAGCAGCATCTTTAGCAAGATCACCAGTAATAAGAAGGTTGTTCTTTACTGCAGTTGCAAGATGTGCAGGGTTTACATTATAAGTAGAAGTTGCTGTAATTGTGATTTTTTGACCATCAGAACTTAAACCAGAAAAGCTTTCTGGTAGAGCTTTAATAGATACATCTACAGGCTTTGTAGCGGTAATAAAAGGCACTACAAAGTTTACACCAGGAACAAGAATTTGAGGCTGAACCTCACCAAAAATATATTTTACATGCACAGTACCTTGTTGTACAGTAGCAACAGATCCAATTGCAGCAGCAATAACAACTAAACCAGCAACACCCAAAGCAGAAAGAGTTAAATACTTCATTTTTTTTATTTTTATAATTGATTAATTGTATTACTTTAGATATAAGATACTAAAGTAATTAATGAGTAAATGCATAGTTTGATCAGCAAGAATTAATAACCAGAAGCTTATATATTCTGGAGTACCCTGTGGATAAATTTCTTCTAATGATTGTGGATTAAAACCACCAAATAAGTAGTTTTTAGCCTTAGTAACATAAACGGCCAATCTTAATCTATCAATGACAACATGTGTAAAAGCAATTACAAATAAAGCATTAGGACTAGCTATAAATATAAAAGGAAGGCTATACATAATTCCATGATATACAGCCCACCAGTTAGATTTAGTTTTATTAATAGCCATATTATGACTTTGTAAAACATAATCTCCAACTAAGTGAGCAAGAAGTTGTTCATACATATTTCTTATTTAATCTTTGATATTTTTTCTTGAAGAAGTTTAAAAAAGCTCTCATTGAGTATAATATTAACAACATTATTTTCTTCACCAAAAGATAATGTAAAATCTTCTAAAGAATCATGTCTATCCGTGTTTTTTATTATTTCTAGCCTGTCAGCTTCAATTTCAATTATCTGAGAAGTTTTTGTTGTTGTTCTCATATATATCTATTCATATAACCAACTAAAGGACCAAACAAGAACTATCAAGCCAGAAACAAAATAAAGTAGAGATACAAGCTTTGCTGTCATAAATGGAGATAAACAAATTGCTGTTAATCCAACAATAAACCACATGCCAAAGCGTATTTGATTTAAAGTAAGACCATCAATAAAGTTAACAAGACGTTTAAGATGTCTTTTAATCATAATAATCTATTCTCTTTTACTATTAAGGATACATATTTTTTAGAGTTAATTGATTATGCTTATTCATGCTCAATTTTCCATTACAGACTTAATAATAGACATAATATCAAAGAAGTCATTATATTTAATAACCTCATTATTAATTATTTCAAAGTCATTATCATCTAACAATTCTTTATTACTTAAGGTATTAAATCTTATACTAATTAAGTTAAACTCTTGTAGTAATTTATAATAAACTTTATCAGTTAACTTATATCTAAGTAAACCTGCAAGGTTAGAGTCTTTATGAAACTCTAACCACAGTTTACAACAAGTAACATACTTAATAAAACTATCATTCATTATTTATTATTAGATCTTAATTTGACTGGGAGTAAATAGACTGCCTGAACAATAGTTAATAATAAGCACTGCGCCACTTGTATTTGTAACTTTAATTGGCACTCTATAAGTATGTCCACTACCACAGCCTAACCATTCTTTATCTAAAGTACTAACAAATGTTAGATTATAAGCAGTCACCTTAGTCTTTATCTCTTGTAATTGAGCTGATGTTAAAGGACTTGTTAGATCCTTATAAACTGAATGAACTGCAACAAAAGTAATAACAAGTGCTACTGCAATCCAGCCAGAAGCTTCTTTAATATCTTTCCACATATTTAATAATTGACAGCTAAGTACTGCTCAACATAGTTTTTATCTTTACTAAACTCAGGAATGTTATTATCAACAACCCACCTAGATCTATAAACTGGTTTATCTCCAACATAACAATGAATGTAAGTTTCTTTGATAATACATCTACCTCTTTTATAACTAACAGGTAAATTATTCCAGTTATAGCCTTTCTCAAAGCACATATCTTGCACTTGAGACATATTCTTTCTATCTAGTTCATTATGACTATATAGAGTTTGTCCTAAAGCTTGGATGCTGTTTTTAATACAGTCTCTTTGTCTTGCAACAAAGTAATTATTAACCTCAGCTTCTGGATAGTTATTAAATCTGGAGTCAAACTTTGCAAACTTTTGGTTTTCAATTTTAGGTGTTTTATCACCCCAAATCTTCCAACTACTTAAGCAAAATCTACCACCAGCTTCACTTGCACTTTCGCTGAGCATTTTATTAAGGTTATAATTTCTCCAAGCTTGTGATTGAAGGTTTTTATAATCATGAAGAAAGACACTTATCTCATCAGATTGAATGTATATCAGTTGACAACCCTGCATTAACTTAGCTAAGAAAATGCCAGTTTCATCCATTACTTCCATAAATTCAGGACTGAACTTATCCTTTAACTCAGCAGTATAAGAACTAAAGGTAATTCCATCAAGCCTGCCAATAACAGGTATTCTTCTTAATAAGTATTGAGTTTGTCTTTCCTCATAATTCTCTTTAAGACGCTTCATTATAGGACAATTAGACATAGTTTTTAACAGTATCTAAAATCAATGAAGCCTTCTTTAGATTGACCTCTTTTTCTTCTGGTGTTAAAGAGTCATAACATACACTAGCTCTGCTATTTTCTACAGGATTATTAGAACTTTCTCCAATATCTTCAGACCAAATGTTGTGACATACTGCGGCCAAATCAATCTTTAGCTCTGGATCATTTAAGGCATAAAGTTTATCTTCTAGCTCTTTAATGTATTTGGAATCCTTGTAGGATGTCCAGCCATCTGTAACAATAATATAAAGTACAATAAAAAACCAAATTAAGCTTACTATGCTATATGTTACTGGATTTCTTGTAACTAGATACATAATAAACAAAGAAACTGTTTGAACCAGCCACAATAGATATACAACTTTAACATATCTATTATATGTTAGAAAGTCCATAATACTTGCAAGATTTCTCATCAACTTTCTTTTATTAAACATCATAAAACTCCTATTTATTTTCTAATTTAAATCAAATCTATTTTTAAGGAAGGTGAACATTTGTATTACAAGTAAAAGTATCACCCTGAGTTATAACTTCATCTAATATATTAGAAGTAATAAACTCTGCATTTTTTATAACGGTTTCTATATCTTCAGATTCTGTAAAATCTCCTAATACATAATCTAATATAGATGTGTCATTAAGAGGCTTTCCAATGCCAATCTTCAACCTATTAAAGCTTTCAGTTCCTAGCTCTTCAATGATACTTTTAATACCATTATGACCGCCTGAACGTCCCTTCTCTCTAAATCTAATAGTACCTAAAGGAAGTGTTATATCATCATATATAACAAGTATATTAGACGGATTAATCTTTAATTCTTTACAGATAGCTGAGACACATAACCCACTATTATTCATCATAGTAGTAGGTTTAGTTAATATAACTAGTTTAGTATAACCAACTCTAATAATACCTTCAAAGCGCTTATCAAAGAAATCTATAGAATGCCAAACACCATAGCTAGACATTAGTTGATCAATTACTTTATAGCCAACATTATGTCTATTATTAATATATTGTTGGCCTGGATTACCCAGGCCAACAACCAAGTTTATTTTCATTTGTTTATATAAATTTAATCTTCTTCATCCTCTTCCCAGTCCCAATCATTCTGATCATCATATGTATTAGAACTAGATCTTACATTTTGATTTTCTTCAGAGATTTTAAATAAAACATCCTTTAATTCTCCCTCAGCAAACTTATACTCTGAAATAGGTATATACTTACAGACTCTTAGCTTACTATTATTATAATCTCTAGGAATAGCCACAATGTCTTGTGGATCAACTTCAACTAGAATAATTGCATCTCTTTCAGAAACAGCATTACCATAATGAGGTATATAGCCCCAACAACAAACATGTCAATTTTGTTATCCTAAAGGTTTTTTATCCTCTAGTTCTATATCTTATTGCTTTGATATAGTTCAGCATATATCTTTATCCTTAATAATTAAGGATATCCCGCACTCTTGGGATTAGTAATATTACTAATAAGTTTTTTAAACTCTGGATTATATTCCTTTACAGGGTTCACCATACCTATGCGTTGCGATGTTATATAGCTTTTATTCTATATAATTATCTCAGTGTTGTCCTAATTAAATTAAATTTATCCTTCTTTCTTTGTAAATAAAAGTTAGCGTCTTTATAAATATAATTACCAAATTCAATAATATGACTTTGAGTTCTTATATTTAAAGTAGCACAAGTCTTTCTATATAACATTGTTGATTTTATTGTTTTTGGTAAACATTCAGCAATGCTTTTTAGTATAGAATCTGACCCATTAACAATTATAATATTAGCAAGTCCTGTTGCTTTTCTAAAAGAAATACAGCCATCTCCATCAAAATAACCTCTAATAACATGATGAATCAAATCATTATCTATTTTTGGAATTTCAATATCTGCATATGTTTTTCTAGGACCAACTCCATATTTTGCTAAAGCATTTACAATTCTAAAGGAATTAATTCTAAATATTATTTGAGGTTTTCTATTTAAAGCGCCTTTTGTATTATTAAGTATCTTTTTTAAACCTTTAGGATATATATAATCTCTATATAAATCAATAATATATTCATCAATGTTTGATAAACAAATACCAATTCTATTTTTATCATATACACATCCATCTGCTAAAAAGAATCCAAATAAATAAGCTTTTATTTCATTATCAATGTTATCAAAAAAGTCATGAGCAACTTCTTTATTCTTAGGCCAACTAATAGGCAATTTCTCATTAAATTTCTTTAATAAAGACTGAATATTTTGATAACAAGTCTCATAATGATTTGCTATTTCGTTTAAAGAAAAACCTTCTAAATTTAATTTAATTATTTCATTTAAAGTTTCTTGATTATATTTAAGCATATAAGTATCCATGTATTAATGGGTATATTATATGTAATATAAATATTACTTTAATGAGCAAAAGATTTTCACTGATATTGCGGGATTTATTACCTATTAATTACTTAATAGGAGGCCATCATGTTTAGCCCTTCACTGCAAGTATTATCAATATTATCATCTACCTTGTTTCTAGGCATTGATACTGGAACACCAAACTCATGTTTAAATGTATGAGTGTACAAATCAAGAAATACATCTTTCTCTTTAGTTCTACCAACAATCTTATATAGAATTAAGTTACCATTTTCATTAATAACTACATTATTAGCTTCTATAAACTCTGAAAGGAAGTTTAAAGGTCTATAAGAAGGATTAAGCTTTAACTTATTCCAAAAGTTAATTAGAGGTTGAATATTAGTTAGTCTTTGCTCATACATAGTAATAATCATTCTATTAAGAGCTTTTGGAAGATTCTCTCCATTATAAGTAACTAATCCATTAGTAATCTCAATGCCTAAATTTTCTGCAATAACACTAGTAACATTTAAAAGTTTATATAATTCTTCTTCTTCATTATTTAATGCTAATTCTAATACTTGTGCATACTTAGCATCTTCTCTATTAATTGTGTAAGTTTTTCCTTTTACAATTACAGACAATGTAGTAGGAAAAATAAGGTAGTTAACGATGTTAGACATTAGTTTGATTTTTGTTGTAATAATCTGTTTGCTTAATATAATTACTCATTAATATATTTTGAGAACTATTGTTTTTAATACTTTGTTCTATTAAAGGATATGTTTGTTTAATCTTTGCCACTAAATCTAATAAATCTATTTCAGCCTTCTTTATTTTTATTAAACCTGCCTGATATAGATTTTTAAGTAAGTAGTGTTTATGCAAATAAGGAGTATACTTATTAGACTCTAAAAATAAAGAGGTTATAATACTATCTGGATTTTCTCTAATAAATAAGTCTTTATTTTCTAAATGAAGTAGTGTTGATCCACCGTATATTCTTGAATAATATATAAAATAATTTGTGTCAATCTTATCAGCTAGTTTTTGCTGTATCTCTTCAATTAAATCTTTCCAACAATGCTTTACTAAAGAGGGATCATTAACAACATATATATCTTCTTCATTACAATAGTCAATAAGCTCATGTTTAAATATGTAAAAACTGCTTAAGTTATATACTTGTTTAGAAATATAATAGTAACTTTTATTAGTATCAATATTTAACTCTCTACCTAATACTCCTGGATATGCTGACAATCTATTGCATTTAGCATTAATAGATACTCTTTTAGTAGTATTAGTTGTCTTTTTAACCTCAAGATCTACCTTAGGAATAACACTAGAAAGCAGTCTAAGATTAAATATTTTATTGTCAATATTATTAACTAAACAGGTGTTTTCTAGTTCTTCTGCAGGAATGTATTTACTTAAAGCTTTGACAGTTAAAGCATAAGATACATCATTATAATAATAAGTATAAGTCTTATTAAAGTAATGATACTTATTCTTACATTGAATTATATTCCCCTTCCCCTTCTTTGTCTTATTAAAACATATAACTTCTTTTAGCCAGCTATTATAAGATATAGGATTATCCTTCCACTTAATTGGCCCAAAGAGTAAATTACTACTTGATAAGAAAGATTGAACATCATCCCAATGTTCAAACATTTCCATTTGTTCTTTTACATATTCTTTATATTCTGCAACAATATTAGACAAACACTCAGCAATATATACTTTAGTCTTCTGACTTAATTGTATATCTTTATCTGCTGATTGATCAACTCTACCAATTTCAATATCAAATATAAACTTTTTATTTGTATTGACTTTTGACAAGTAATCTAGGTCTTGTGAATTTAAAACTTCTTTATAATTAGATAGCTCTATTTTATTAGGTAAGCCGCCAATCAAGCCAAATAAATTATTAGGATAAGTATCACTTCTAACAATTTTAAAATGTCTTCCTTCTTTAATAACTTGTTCTGGGACAACTAATTCCTTATCAACTGCAACTAAAACATTATATAAATATCTAGTATTATTAGTTACATATCTACAAATATTAATAACATCATTCTCTTTAATCTCAAAAGATATCTCTACCCCTGTATCTTGAGTTGTTTTCTCTTTAGATAGCAATGAACAAAAGACCTTATTATTGTCTTTAGATATTACATATTCACATCTAACTCTGCCTTCTTCTTCTTCTGTAATACTAATTACCACATACATATCAGTATATGCTAAAGGAGACATTCTACCTAGACCAACATGTTTATCTTGTATTACTACAAGCATGGACTATATCATCATTAACTATAAAAATAGTTAATGCTGGACGCTTTACTATATATTTATTGCTTTATACTTCATACATTCAATTTGATTAACATAAGGTCTTACTATTTCTAAGAATCTTCTACCTTCTTTAGTAGACATTCTTAGTCTGTATAGATTTTTATGCTTTGTTATCTTCCAAGTAATATCCCATTTATCTTGAAAATATTTAACTATTGTTTCATTTTCTTCTTTTGATAAATAAGTACTAAGAATTAATTCCCAAGCATGTATCTTGCCATTTCTTTTTTTAGGATATAAAGAACCATCATCCATCCACCAAATAGCTAATCCTATAGGAGTTAGTCTATTTAAAGCTTTAAGAGGTATAGTTTTTACTTTATTTTTATATAAATATCTATGTAAAACTCTAAAATATTTATGTCCTTTTTCTAAGACAACGGCAGGATATCCATTATTAACTATTTGTCTAACATTTATATTAGATTGAAAGATATTTCTAATTAAATTAGCTTTCCACTCTAAATATTCTTTTTGTTTTAGACAGTGAGTAATACTTAATCTACCAGATAATGAAGCATGACTAGGTTTTGCAACACAACCATCTCCAAAAATAATTCCCATCAATATTGAAATGTTTTCTTTTGTTTTTAACATATCTTTTCACACTCTTGGTGTGGATATAAAATAATATAGATAGTCTCTGAACCTTCTCTTTCCTACAGAGCTTGGCTGCTGATTGCCCTTAATCTTAATTAGTGGGGTTTCCAGCAATTCATCCAGTTTAAAGTGGACATGGTTTTTTGTTATACTGATTATTTTTAGTATGTGCTGATTTCCAAGTAAGATTATTTATTACATCCCACTTTCTTTGCATATATAAAGCATCATTATTTGTCATTAGATTAACTATATTTATCATACTAGCTTGACGACCTACTTTTAGTTCATATTGATTTCTTCTTGAAACCAAACTGTATCTAATATCATATTCATCATATATTCCAATTAAGTATTTAAAGAAAGAAGCGCAGTTTCCATAAATTGTAATTTTTTTATTATTATTAGAATCTACATAAACATTGCCATCTCCGTCAAAAACACCTCTTAAGAAATCTCCTGGATATAGTAAAATACCAGGATTACCTAAAAGATGTATATTTTTTATACTTTTGCTTGGCACTAAACCATGACTCATTAAATCAATAACATATTGTTTACTATAACAATAGATATACCAACTCTTTTCATCTTTAGACTTTTTAGGGGCACAAAAGAAAGGGAAAACATCTATTATTTTATATAATAATTCAACATCATTAATCTTTATTCTGCAAGCATATTGTTGTCCTATATTATTTATAATAGTTCCATCACTATATATAAGACCTAGTAAATAAGCTTTATTTGGAGTATCAATACTTTTAAACTCATCAGTATATTTCATTATTAGATAATAAATTTATTATCTAATTATATCAAAAAATACATAGTTAAACATCAACTATATATGTTTATCCACCTAATAGATCATTACTATTAGACTTTGTTGAGTAACCAACCTTAGTATAATAATTAGTCATAAAGTCCCTACTTAGACCTTTAGCATAATCTCTAATAACAAGATGATTATCAAAATGATTAGGTAGAAATATATCTATAGGTTTTTTAATATCATGCTTTATATGTTCATCTAATGCGTTCAATTTGTTATCATAAAGGCTCTTTATCCTTTATTTCTTTATATTTCTATAAAGTTCGGACTATATCATCATCCTAATTAGTTAGGATGTCCTGCGCTCTTGTCTCCTTATCACCATATATTATAAAAAATACTTAGGCTCGTTATGTTTTTATAACATAATAGATTATTTAATCTAAGAGATAGTCTCTGAACATTCAAATACATTTCTGTATAAGCTTTGCTGCTGATTGCCTCGACTTAAGTATTTATGAATACTTGTAAGGGGTTTCCAGCAATTCACAGGATTTTTCAATAAGAATTACTTCTTAAAGCTCCAACTGTCTTATATTATTTATTTACTTAAATATAATAATATTTTTAGAGAACGTTTCTTTAAAAGCCGCCAATAATGGATTAGTATAAATATTATTTCTTAGAATGCCTAATATTAAAGCAGTTTGACTTTCATCTATAGAAAAGAAACTCTGTTTTAAATTAGACTTAAACTCTTCTTGTACAACTGGTATCATTGTTTTATATTAAGAACAAAATTAACTATTAATAAACAAACTTAAGATTACACTATCTTTCTTTTAAGCTAGGTAACTCTATTTCATTAAATCCTAAAGCTTTAACTTTAGCTTTATATTTATTATTAATGACTAATATCTCATCATTTACCCATTCAATATCATCAGGTAACAATTTTAATATTTCCCCTGTTTAGATCATCCTTAAGCTGCTGTCTTAAATGAGTTATATATTCTACAATCCATTTATGACCAGCATCTACTTGTTTGCCACTAAAAACATAATAATGATCAAATGGTAAAACAGATTCAACAAATTGAATGTGAAATGGGCTGCCACAAATCTTAGTTTTGATTGCAACTTTAATACATTCTTTAAACAGATCATCTGAAATATCTACAACTTTTGGTAAAGATTTGCCTAACTTCTTAGCAGCAAAACCAGACATATTTCTCAATCTTTCATCTCTTGTGCTAATGTAATACCACAAGCCTTCAACTGATTCAAATCTGCCTAATCCCCCAAGAACAATAGGATATCTATACCAATTGGATAAAAAACAACCTAGTACTGTTTTACCTTGAGAATAGATATTTATATGATCTACACCATCATTATTACTGTTATACATAACTAACTTTTATCCAAAATATTAATAATTTTAAAGGCTTCTATAGCTTCTGATTCAAAGTCTTGTTCTTGTTGTCTTTGCTCTAATATTCTTTTATCTATTGATACTAAAAAAGAATTAATCTCATCATTAAAGAAATTTAAAGCCGCAATTAGATCCTTTGAATTATCAAAGGAACTAAATATTGTACAGACTTCATTAGAAACATTATAATCAATTCTAAATAGATGAACTGATTTTTCTTTATAGACAGTATAAAAGGTTATTCTTCTTTCTAAAGATCCTGTCCAAGTAGTATATTTAATATAAATATTTTTATTATAAAAATACTCTACAAAATCTTTATTTTCAAAGAAAGAAGAAATTGATGTAATAAAAGTAAGAAATCTTTTTACATCAGTGTCAAAGTCATTTTTATGATAACAAGCTGCCATAGTTATTATTTCCTATGTGGACAGCCACCATTACCACAATAATTCTCAGCAATATCTTCATCTGTTTCACCACATTTCCTACATTTAAAAGCTGTAATTCTTCTTTTAGTTAGAACTACTTTATATTGCTTTTTACTCCTTGATACAGGCTTTGTTACTGTACAAATCATACATTTTTACCTACTATTTAATAACTGTTAATACAATCTGATCATTCTTATTGAAGGAGAACTCAAGATTTAAAGTTATTGTCTTTTTATCAACAATAACTCTATCTTCTAAGTTAGTTTCTATGATAGCTAAAATACCATTGTGCAAGTCAGTTACACAATCACAATCAGCACAAAACACAGAGTTAAGATGTTTTAATATCAAACATCTTAACTCTTCACCTATATCTCTAATCTCTGTCATTTGCATAAATACTGATAAATGCTTCAGTATTTTCTGATAGAAACTTAATTAAATTAATATTAAAATATTTATCTAGAAGATCTTTAAGATAAATAACAATCTGCTCTTTTATAGAAAGTTTAATTAAATTAATTAATCCTAAATTCCTTTCTACCTCTTCAGACTCTCCTAGATTGTGTTTTGTTTGATAATAAACAAAGTTACTAGCTGCCGTTAGAATAGCTTTATTCTTAGACAGCTTTGCTAACGCTTCAAGAAATAATTCTCTTTTCTCTAGTTCTTTAGCATGAGCTTTATAACCTTTTAAAACATTGTCTTCCCAGTTCTCTGGTAAAGAAGTAGGAATTGTTACTTTATTTATATCTTCCTCAGGCAGAGCAGGAATATTTTTTAAATGACCTGATAAGGCTAATAGTTGGCAGGTCATTAAAGAAAGTATTTCAGTTGCTTCTATTGCTTTTATACTAAGACCCTCTTGTTCATCAGCTAATGCAATAACTAACATAAATGCACTTACAATTTGGAACACATCTGGAGGTATTTCATTTACAGATCTGATGGAAAATAAAGAATACATTAACTTATATTTGTCATCATCAGAGTAGTTATCTATATTAGCTAGTAAATCTTTGATCTTCATTTAGTTTTTAAAAGAGTAATTTTCTATTATTTGTATTTGTAATTCACTAATAAGACTAGTGTTTGGTTTTTCTGGTAATTTTGTATCAATAAAAGCTTTTTCTAATCTAGCTTCTAGTTGTGTTACATAAATTAATATTTCATCATATGTAACATTACCTTGTCTAATAGCTTTCAAATAGTCAACATCACCAACAGCCTTTCTGTCAACTAAGACTTGTTGACTTTCAACTATCTCACAAGCCATAGTATATAGCCTTACAGCGTGTCCCAATTTTGTTATCTTATAGGCTCTTTATCCTATAATTCTATATGTCACCATATAGTTCAGACTATTTCTTCGTGTTTATATTAGATAAACCGTTCCCCTGCGCTCTTGGATAATTTTATTGGCATAGATTGCTCCTTAGCCTCATATCTAGTCGTTAGACCTTTCTACATTCTTTCAAATATAGCTTGGTAAGGAATTGTCTTTATTCAAAGAGTTTCTCCTTTTCACAGAGTTTTAACACCCCAGAGTATTCTAACTGATCATATATAGTTTGTTTACCAATTCTTTGATAATGTATTTCAATTAAATGAATATTTTGTTCTTTTAGCAATTCTCTTTTAATCTGATCAATTTTTCTAACATCATTTAGTCTAGATTTATCCCAAAATTTAGTTTCTTTATAATGTTGTTGACCTTGAATTTCTATAGCTACTTTAGCATCAAAATAATATCTATCTAATTCTAAAAACATATTAGTTTCAGGATTCTTTAGTAAAAGACCTTTTTCAAGTAATTGTTTTCTTCCATTATCAATAAAGTTTTTATCTAATATGAATTTATCAAGTAATGATTTTACATATATTTCAAGACAAGACTTAGTATTCTTAACATATAAATTTAATGCTTTTAAATGTTGTACTAGAGTTATGTTATGAAATTTAGGTAAACATGATACTAACTGAGATTTATGTTCTATACTTATTATTGATGGATCTAAGGGAAAATACCCATACTTATCAACTAACTTATATATTTCAGTATTTACATTATTAATATCTTTATAATAATTCTTAGGTGTAAACTTAATCTCATAATTTATATAAGTTAAAAATTCACTAAATGATAATCCAGTTCTTTGTATAGCACAAAGTAAATAATTATAGCCATTATTTTTTTAAGAATGTATTACTTAGATATTGATCTTCATGTTTTTCTGAAACTAACATAAATTCATTCTTGATATTTTCAATTTTAGTTAAATAACCCTTTTTGTGTAAACGCATAAACTATATAATAAACAATAATATTATTATACTATAGTTTAAGGTGTTTACCATCATAACCTACCTTAGCTTCTAGTTCAGCTCTCTTAGAGTTTCTATTAGCCTTCCAGGATTGATAGTTCTTATATTTATTTAACTCCTTAAGATACAATTTAGTTCTCTTAAGATAGTCCATATAATTAGAATCAGCCTTGACTAAATAGCCAACATACTGTTCAACCTCATCTGGAACATAGTTTCTTATAAGCAGACCTTTATAGTCCACCTTACTAAACAGCTCTTCTAAGGTTGGCTCTCTATCTAGATGAAATGTTTTAGCATCTAATAATAAGACATATAATAATTCTAAAAACATATTATAGTCTTTTCTTAATAGATTCTCATCTAGGCCAAAATCTTCTGGTTTAGGTTGTTCATTAAAAAAGTTAGGGTTCTTATTATATTCTAATAACCACCCTCTATGAGTGTTACACTTATTAATTTGGTCTTTAGCATACTGACCGTAAGACCATCTTGCTGTCTTACATAGAAAGGCATTTCTAAAATTAATTAGAGGATAAATAACTGGATCTAATACATCATATTCAGGGCTATAAAGTAAGTCTAAACAGTTTGGATTATTCTGTAATAGCAGTTCTATCATCTTTGTAAGTTCTAAGATCTTACTATCTTGGCCTGTTAAATAAGGATACATACAAGGCTCAGAATCAGTAAATAATTGATTCTTTTCCTGTAAGTAGAAAGGTTCTGGGGTGATACCAATATAATATTGTTTAGGGGCAATACAAATGCCTCTTCTATCAACATCAGAACCTTCTACACTTGTACCATATAAAGTAGAGCCAACTTTAGTTAGAAGAACAATACTCTGTTCTAACTCCAGTCTAGTATTAAACATATGTTATGGATAATTATAATTAGGAACACTTTCTAAAGAAGTATACTTCTTCTCATGCAATCTGTAAGCAAATATTTCATCATAACTACCATATTTTGTAATTGGATGAGTTGTTCCAAATTCTTGGTCACTATAACCAGAACCAACAACACCACCAGTGGAACGATTAGTCACAGAAAGAGATTTTAAAGACTCTTTTGAGAATGAAAAATCCTCTTTTTGTTGAAAATATTCATCTCTAAATCTGACACAGACAAGACCCCAATCATCTTCTTCAGTTGAAATAATTTGACTCAAGTCAGTCTCTCTCTTAGCTTTAAAAGTAAACTGGGAATGAGATTTTAAGCCTCTTTCAATCTCTCCACCACTAAAAGGGCTTAAGATTAGGCTGCTTACCCAAGCCTTTTTATTACCAACCTTTCCATTCATATATAAGTCTAGCTGAACTCTTGTATATATATTGTTATATACTCTTACTTTAAATGTTTCATCATCCAGTAATTCTATTACTCTATTAATAGGAGTAACTACTTTACCTTTACTATTTACAATTTCAAATCTCATATTAATCTCATTAATTTTATTATTTTTTTTTAATTACACAATTAATTTCTAGATAAAACATCTTGTTTATCAATCAAACGGAATAACTCTGAACTGTATTTAATTAGAGTATCATCCTCTAATAAATAATAAGTCTGCCAGTGTCTAATACAATATACTGTTGCAACATCAATAACTATATCAGGATAAGCTTTTTTGATTGAAGAGATAACATATTCTTCAATCTTTTTACCCTTAACAATGCTTTGTTCAAAGTCAGTATAAACAACTTCTTTGATAGTTGACATATATAAAGAGTTTGAATCAAACAAGCTTCTTTTAGTCTTAACAAGAACAGAATCACCAGCCTTAAACTCTTCCTCTTCAGGATATAAATTTATCTCTATTCCTTTAGTTAATTTTTTAGTTTGCACATCAAGTACTAAATCAACTAAGTATACTGGTTGATTATTAATGACATAGTCTTTACCATAAGCACGCTTAACATAATCAATTCTTTCATCCCAACAAGGAATAATTTCATCTGGATGCTCAGGATTAACTGCACCCTTAACTAAAATATATCTACCATTCATAACTTTTTACTGTTTTATTTTTCTCTCTAAAGTGTCTAAGGAACTGCAATACATCTCGGTCTTTAAAATCTAAATTGTATTCTAGCTGTTTTAAGTTTATTTTATTTTTATTACTAACTAATATATCTATTTCTTTATAAAACAGATTTAACATATCATCTACATCTTCTTTAGAAATGACAGAATCCATAGATAGAGCATATCTTTTATATCCAGAATTTACATATATTGCAAATAATTCAAAGGGTTTTAAATTATCAACAGTAAAACATACTATCTTATTAACACTGTTATTATAACTATTTCTACCACCAACACCAAACTTAAATCCACCTGGCCCATAAGATATAAACTCTATTGCAAAGTTATAATTACAAAGACAAACAGTACTTGCAGTTTCTAAGACATGTATATTAAAATAACCTTGCCACAGATGATCAATAATTCTAACTACTCTTCTTGGAAGTATTTCTTCATTAACCCACATAATATATTTATAGTATATATATATATATATAAATTAAAAGCTGTTGTTATTTATTTAACAACAGCTTTTAATTATAAATAAAATGTTCATATAGCAGCCAGAGGATAACTTAGGGTTGCTTTAAAGACACCACTAACCTTGATTCTGGATTTCAAATAGCTTTAAGATTTAAACTTATAAACTTTGAGTGTATATACTGCCTGAGTAATACTTGTTTGAATTTTGAACTTATGAGCTTATAAACTTTAACCTTTAAACTTTGAGTTGGGTAATTGATCCTCACCTATGTCGGCAAGCTCCAATCAAGTTGGTTGTATAATCCTACAATTTATAATAGCCCTGAGACAGCAGGGCCAACTGCTTCAAAATAATAAGTTTCACTATATGAACAGATCTGGACATTTAGACAATTAGGTATTTAATATTCCTAATTCTAATTTAACTTATATATATATATATATATATATATATTATACCACTTCTAATAAAGTAGTTGCATTAAACTTAGATAAAGCTCTATCAATTTCACTTTCAAAAGTATCAATATACTCTTCATATTTAGCTATTTCTTTAGTTAAACCTAAAGGATCAAGTCTAAGAGGCTGATTAGCAGGACTAAATTCTCTTGTGCATTTATCAACAAAAGCTTCATCTCTTTTTGCACCTTGAGCGGCTACTGAATTTGCAATATGTCTTTCTAATTTATCTGCATATTCTACCTTTTTCAATTCAAGAGCTTTCTCAGTTTGATGATTAGCTTCTTTCATCTTATGAAGTAAATTCTTTTCTAATACTAAACTCTTCTTTCTCTCAATTAATTCAGCAGGTGTATATTCTTTACCAAGAATAGTAACAGTATTAATTAATACTGTACCTGGAGGAATGCCAGCATTAACTTTAATAATTGCAGCCTTAATAGCATGTCTTGTCTCAATTAAAGCAGTTAAACTTTGATAGCCGCCTTTAATATCCTTTTCAGCTTGTTTAATCTCAGCTTCTAGCTTTGGAGAAACAACTTTTTCATATGTAATAACATCAAAGATTGCAATTTTAATAGCTGCTAAAATTCTTTTTTCAAGTAAAGTTACTTGAGCTAAACCATCTGTAACAGTATAATTTGTTGGGGTTGTCATTTTATTTATTTTGAGTTTTGAGTTTTGATTTTTAAGTTTTCTAATATGAATTCTGTTAGATATTTACCTTCCAGAAATCCATATACATCTGACGTTTGACATTCTGTTCTATCATCCTTTACAAGGGTATATGGATGAATAGAATATGTTCTTATTCTACTTCCAAATCCAGTGTCTAATACACCTTCTTTAGTACTTTGCAGCTCTGTAAATTCATCATTATCTTTTATTAGTTGTAGTCTAGAAGTTAATAGTTTTAAGGCTCTTTGCTTATTCTCATGCTGAGATCTAGTCTCTTGACATTTAACTGCAATACCAGTTGGTATGTGAGTTATTCTAATAGCAGTTTCAACCTTATTAACATTTTGTCCTCCTTTTCCACCACTTCTAAAAGTATCTATTATTAGATCTTTAGGGTTAATTGTTAATTGAGAATTAACAATTATAGGTTCAACTTCAACACCACAAAAAGAGGTATGTCTTTTATCCTTTCCACCATAAGGTGAGACTCTTTGCAGTCTGTGATTTCCTCTTTCATTCTTTAAATAACCATAAGAATAATCTCCTTCAATAAGTACACAGGCTGATTTAATACCTGTTACATCTCCTTCTTGAATATCAATTAAACTATACTTATAGTTATTATCTTTTAACCAATTATAATACATTTGAAGTATTTGTTTGGCCCAATCACAAGCTTCAGTTCCACCAGCTCCTGCTATAACATATAACATACAATTATTAATATCATACTTAGCTGTGAATAGATTATTAATCTGCCAAGTATGTAAAAACAAATCTAATTTAGATGTAATATTTAACACATCTTGTTCTAGTTCTAGTTCTAGTTCTTCTGCAACTTCTAAATCTTCTATTAATTTAAAATTAGCTTTTATAGTATCAATTAAACTTGTTTTGTTACTTAGAATTTGAAGTAAGTCTAGATTAGACCAATCATAATTTAATTCTAAATTAATATTAATTACATCTTCTTCTAATTGTCTAAAGACTTTGTAGAAGAGGTTGAATTTTATTATAATATGTAGAAGTAATTGTTTTCATGATTTTATTGTTATTTAAATAGTGTTTTTGCAATTAGTTACAAACTTAATTAAGTCCTCTGTAGGAATAGAAAAGTTTAAAGAATTCCAATAAATAGTATCACCCAAGCTACTTAGTCCAACCTTGTCTAGATCAGAATGAGAAGCATGTTTCAAAGCAGGAACTATCTCAGGAGAGAATGTAATCTTAGTAGTATTACTAAGAACTAAAGTTAATAGAAAAGCAAATTTATCATATTCAATATTTACTACTCTTGGGCCAGCCAAAATATCTGTCATATTAATTATTATTACTAGTTACACGTTTAATTAAATCTTCTGTATGAATATCAAAGTCTAAAGATTCCCAATGAATAGAATCTCCAGAATGACTAATCCACTGATCTTTTAAACTAATTTCATTAGCATCTTTAAGTTCTTTTACCAAATGAACTGGAAAACTAACTAAGGCACCATTAATTAAAGATAAATTAACAACAATGCTTTGCTCATCTGTTTTAGTACAATAAACAGATTTTACTCTGGCAGTATTTAAAAGACTCTTTTTTGTAGCTTCTTTTGCATTAGTTATTTGAGTTTCCAATTCCTCATCAGTAATGCTCCAATTTTTAGCAGTCATATTATTGTTATTGATTTGCTTTATTAATTACATAAAATAATACTCTTAGTAGAGTAATCCTACATACCAGATTTGAACTGGTGATACCCAACGTGAAAGGTTGGTGGCATAGACCGCTTGCCCAATGTAGGTTATTTATAGAGAACAAGATGATTTTGTTTTTTTTTAGCATAAAAAAGTATTAATTGCTGAATCATCTTTATATAGTCCTAGAAAGATTTGAACTTTCACTGTA